AACGGCGGCTCAGCGCGGCGACCCCCGAGGCGGAAACGACTTTTTTCGCGCAGGGGGGGGGTCAAAATCCGTCGCGCACCTCGAAATTTTTGGCGTTTTTGTGTGGGCACCTGATACGTGCACGTGCCACCGCACGCACGCACATAGGCACCGCACCGCACCGCGCAATGTTGGTGCACGCAGTCACGCAGTCACGCAGTCACTCACGCAGTCACGCACGATAAAATGTAAACGTAAACGTGAACGTGAATTGTTTACCTGATAAACACAATTTGAATACAGGACGCGTTCCAGAGACTCAGGTAAAAAAACGCAAAAATCGCTGTGACCCTTTGTGGCTGTGTCTTTGAAGACACAAAAGAAAGGCAATGAAGCAAGCAAAGAAAATTGAGATGATGGCTGAGGCTGTTGCTATGGGTAACAGAAGGTCAGAGATGTCTGAAGGAATCGAGTTTGTAAAGATTGTAAGATAATGATGGGTGGTAAAGATAAAGGTGATAGCACCTTTAGTGTAAAGAAATACTTTCAAGGAGATAAGGGTAAATCCATATTAGCTGCTAAGGCTGCTAAGGCTAAAAATATCATTGACTCAAAGAAACAATCATTAGAAGAGTTTGCTTCTACAAGAGTTGAAGATACGGTTGAAAGAATGAAATAGTATTTGTTTGTTATAGTTATATGTTTTGGTTTAGGGGAGTCTTTAGTTAGGCTCCTCTTTTTTTTATCAAAACAATAATTATGTTAGATTATTGACATTAAGATGTTAGATTTTACGACGATTATTGATAGTTAACTAATTGATTATTAATAGAATGTCGAAAATGTCGATTTTAAAGTCAGTTTCTAATAAGAAATAAATATATAAAAGGAGGAAATATATATATATATATAGGGAGATTAAAAAACGACACAACGACATAAATATGAAAAACACGCTTGGATGGGCTTTAGCAACGGTTTTTGCTATAGCATTATTTAGAAATGGCTGTCATAATGAAGCCAATAATCTAACATTAGACACTGTAAAAATTGACACGCAGTATATTCAGCTGCCTGCGCAGACTAAATACGTGACTAAATTGGTACCTAAGACCATAATAAAAAATGATACCATAATTAATACGGTAGTGGATACATCTTACGTGATAGAAGATTATTATGCTACGAAGACTTACGAAGATAGTGTAGAGTTTACGGGAGCTAAATTATTTTTAACGGAGCAGATTTCTCAGAATGCTATTCAATCAAGATTGGCATCATTGCAAATGACGCAAGCACAGATTACAAAAACCAATTATATGATTCACCGCAAGCAAGCATCAATTGGTTTGGGTGGTTCGGTGCTATTTGGCAGCAAGGGTGTATCACTATCTGTTGATGGGATATTTATTCCGGCATATAAACCAAGTATGTACTTTGTTGGTTATGATATTGTGACAGGACAAATGAGAGCAGGAGCAGCCTTCAAGTTTAATCTGAAGAGCTCTGAGCAATTTGAACCTGCGCTTTAACCCAATCTGTTAGATAGGGAGTATCAGGTCTTACAGAGGCTAATATTAGCTCAGACCAAAAAGAGATACCATAAGCCATATTCTCATCGTACTCATCCGCGATATTAATAAGGTGATACTTGAGCACGTACTGCACAAGGTGGGTCACTTCGTGAATAATGTCGCTGATGGTTGCGTTTTCTTTTAGAATAATATAGCAGGTGTTATTAACCTTTCCTTCAACGAAGGATGCCACCCAACTGCTGTAGTCTACCGACTCATCATAGTCTGAATCGAATTGCATAATTGACGAGGTGATGTCATTGGTAACGACTACATTAACTTTCGTACCGTAAGGTATATAGCGATAGGTGGCAATGATATTATTCATACCCAAAAATAAGTAATATATTTTTTACGTATTGCGGATATTTGTTATATTTGCCGCACACAACATTAAATTAAATCAAATGCAAACAGAAAATTTAGGGTACTCTCCCAAGAACTTAAAGTTCGACGAGGAAGGTAGAAACAAATTAGCTAATGGTGTAACCAAGATGGCAAAAGCTGTCAAGAGCACATTAGGTCCAAGTGGAAACACGGTGTTAATTGAATCACCAAATCACACACACGGTATTACGGTAACAAAGGATGGGGTAACGGTAGCAAAGTCTATTGACTTGTTAGACCCTGTAGAAAACCTTGCGGTTAAGATTATGAAGGAAGCGGCAGACAGAACTGCTACAAGTGCCGGTGACGGTACGACTACTGCAATTGTCTTAACGGAGGCTTTAGTAATAAAAGGATTAGAGTTAATTGAAGAGAAGCACAACAGAACAGAAGTGCTGAGAGCAATGACGGACATAACCACTAAGGTGGTGGACAAGTTGGTTAAGAAAAGTAAGAAGGTAACTAACTCAATGTTGTCAGATGTGGCAACTATATCAGCAAATAATGACAAGGAGATAGGTAAAATTATCGCCGACGTTTATAAAGAAGTGGGTAAGACCGGTATTGTAACGGTTGAAAGGTCGCAAACTGCAGACACTTATTCAGAAACCACTAAGGGATTAAAGATTGAGAGAGGTTACTCGTCTCAATTGTTTATCAATAATCAAAAAAAAGACGAGTGTATATTCGAGGATGTAATGGTGATGGTAGCAGATGTAGATATTAACAACATCTTGCAGATTGAGAACGTATTAAAACCAATTATATCTGAGGGTAAGAAGCTATTAATCATTGCACCGTGTTCTACCAATGTAATTAATACTATTGCGGCGAACGTAATGAAGAACAACTTGAAGATATGCACAATTCAACCACCGAACTTTGGGTATAAGCAGCACGAGTTGATGCAAGATATTGCAGTTAGCGTCGGAGCCACATACTTCAGCGAGAAAACCGGAGATGATTTGTCCCATATCAGTTATGCTGACTTAGGTCACGCAAACAGAGTGATTGTTGGTAGAGACACTACGGTGCTTGTTAAGTCTGACGTAAAGGCAGATGAGCAGTTAGTAGCAGAGCGCGTTGCGCAGTTATGGGACGCTCACGCAATGGCTAAGAGAAAGACAGACAAAGACTTTATATTAGAAAGAATCGCATCACTTACAGGTGGTGTTGGTGTAATTTATGTTGGTGGTAACACTGACTTGGAGCAGAAAGAATTATTTGATAGGGTTGACGATGCGGTATGCGCAGTACGTTCAGCTTTGGAAGAAGGGATATTGTCAGGTGCAGGTAAGGCGTTGTACGAGATTGACTGTCTTGACTTTATCAAGAATGACTGCTCAGCAGAGTATGACATTGCAGCAACAATTTTACAGTTTGCTATTGAGTCACCATTAAAACAAATATTAATTAATGCCGGCTTAAAGGTTGAAGAGGTATATGAAGGGGATACTGCAGAGGGATATGGCTACAACTTAAAGAGCGGTAAGACAGGAGATTTAATTGCGATGGGTGTTATTGACCCATTAAAGGTAACGAGAAGTGCGCTACAGAATGCAGTCTCAGTTGCGACAACTATTCTAAGTACGAATGCTATCATTACGATGTCAAGGACGTATGAAGCAGGTTCTTAATAAAATTATACATACCTATCCCGACGAAGAGTTTGTTAAGGCTGACGGTCTTGACAACGCGGTCATTGGCGTAGAAGAAGAGGAGATGCGATTAGTTTATTCTGTAGATAAATGCATTGAGATTTTTATGAGTCAGGGGATGGAGTATGATGAAGCCTTAGAATTTTTTGATTATAATGTACGTGGAGCTTGGATGGGGGATAAAACCCCCATTTGGGTTAAGCTATTATAGAAAACATCTACAGGTGGAATCCATAAGATTTAACACCTGCAAATATTACAGGGCGTGTAATGTCCTGTTTTTTAACGAATTAAGTGGACAAAATGCATGAAACGTTACTAAAACATTTAACAAGCACAAAAAAAACATTTAACAAATTATAAACTTTAAAATAAACAAAATGAAAGAATTAGAAATTCAAGAAACAAAAGCAACTGAAATTGCAATACCAAATAAAATAATATTGTATTGCTGTGTTGCATTTAATAGCAATGGTGTTATTATGACTAATGCACCGTCAATAGATAAACAATACCAAGAACAATATTCTTATGGTATGGCTAAACACGAATACAATGTTTCAATCTATAAATTTGAAGTAGATGCACCAAATACACATAAACTATAACTTAAACAACAAACAAAATGGCACAGTATAGAAAAAAAGCAGTAGTAATTAATGCAGTACAATATGATGGAAACTTCAGATGTTTAGATATTTTTCCACTTAGTGATGTATCTCATTTTATAATTGGTACCGATGATGCAGGTAATCAATGCCTTAAAATACCCACTTTGGAGGGGGTAATGATTGCATCTAAAGGAGATTTTATTATTAAAGGTATCAAAGGTGAATATTATCCTTGCAAACCTGATATATTTGAAGCAACATACGAAAAAATATAAATAACAATTGTTTTGGAAAATAATATCTAATTTTATGCTTGTGGTGGAAAAAATAAGCGCAGAGCAAGAAAAATAGGCGCAATGGTGGAATAAACGAAATGGTATAGGCGCAATAACTTCCATTTTTAATAGAACGCAAAATCAAATAAGGAAAGCAACGGGCAACCTTATAAAAAAATGTAGCCGTATTTATACGCTTTACACGTAAATAACCCTTAAAAGGGATAATTATATGTTTTTTTGTACTTTATATGACAAGTTAAGTGTCACAATTTTTAAAATAATAGTGACAAGTTCCCAAATTGGGAACTAATGTTTCCAAATATAGAAACTATTTGAAAATTATTTTTTTAGTAACTTTGTTATATGAAAAAAATAATCACTTGGTTAGGAGAGATGCTCAAAGATGAGTCAGGCTCACCATCTTCAAAGAGAGTTGTTGGTATCATATGTGCACTAACGCTTTGCGTTACTATGTATGTTAACTCATTTACAGAAACACACTTTGCCCCGTCAAGGGATTTAGTTGATGCTGTAGCATTATTGGCATTTGGGTGCTTAGGTTTATCTTCAGTAGATAAAATTTGGGGCAAGAATAGACAATAATGCCTACAGAAAAAAGAAAAGAATATATGCGTAATTATTATTCTAAGTGGAGAAAGAATAATAAAGATAAGTTAGCTATATACGAACATAGAAGGTATCAGAAAAGTAAGTATAAGAAATATGGTATAACACAAGAAATAGTTGACCAAATATTACTCGAACAGGACAACAAGTGTTATATTTGCAGCAGTGATTTCTCAGAAAAGAACAGATTAAACATAGACCACTGCCACCAAACAATGAAAGTGAGAGGACTTCTTTGCATTAACTGTAATTTAGGGGTTGGTCACTTTAAAGATAACATTGAGTTGTTAGATAAAGCAATAAAATATATAATCAAATCAAAATTATGAAAGCAATCGGTAAGAATATCATCATTACAATCGTAGACGAAGAGGTTGTTACCTCATCAGGACTATTATTATCAGGCGAAGACGCAAATCAACTAAGATATAAAAGAGGAATTGTTAAGGCTGCAGGTACAGACGTATCAGCAATCGGGGAAGGCGACGAAATTTACTATGACAAAGGTCACGGTTACACGATGGTGATACACAATGAGCAGTATAGCATCATCCAAGAGCGTGACGTTGTCGTAGTATTATAATTCTTTGTCATATTCAGGGTTAAGTTTCTTTTCCCTGATATAACTATTCATCTGTTTCATAAAATTGCGGTACACTTTGTCGGTGTACCGTACGTTTTTAGCAAACATTGTATTATTACACTGACTCATCGGTATTTCTTCCCCATTTAGTTTCTTATAAAGGGAGCCAAGCATCCTTTTTGACTTATAAGATAGCTTATAAATCTTTGTTGCCTGAGATGGTCCGTCTCTAAACTTATCTATCCACCCATCGGCTACTAATTTGTCAAATCTTTGGGTATCCCAAGGGAGCAATTCGTTAAATTCTTGGAATTTTCTTCTACTAAAATATTCTTCTGAGTTAAGAAATAGGAGTATATCTAAACAGTGTTGAGATAGATTATACTTAGCCATTATATAGTATCTAATTACCCTCCAATATTTAAGATAATCATTGTTTGGCGTTTTCATTCGATTTAATTTATTACTTTTGTATCAAAGTTAATTATTATAAACCAATAAATCTAAGCAAGATGAAAAAATCAATGGGTAAAAACACCAATTCATTGCCTGCTGCTTCTAAGTTAATGCCACCTACGGGCGGTATGGCTAAGAAAGCTGTTAAAGCTGTAGCAAAGAAAGCTGTTAAAGCTGTAGGTAAAAAAATGATGAAGTAACATTATGGCGGATAAGTCCAAAATGAGTTGCAATCGCCCGGTTCCATCGGATAGACCGGGAAAGAAAAAGATGGTTAAAGCCTGTGCCCACGGTGAAGAAAAACTTCTTCACTTTGGCGCAAAGGGCTACGGAAATAACTATTCTGCAGCAGCACGCAAAAGTTTTAAGGCAAGACACAGCTGTGATACAGCAAGTGATAAATTAACTCCAAGGTATTGGGCTTGTAAGAATTTATGGGCAGGTCCCGGAGGTTCAACAACATCTAATCCTAAAGGTAGAAAAGGAAAATATTAATATGCAACCATTATTTAAAAAAACCAAAAGACCTGATACACCATTGGCACCTACTCCTGTAGTAAGGTGGGCGGATAATATTAAAAATCCTGAGAACAAAGAGTATGTTAAAGAGGTTGCCTTCAATAAAAAAAAGATTGGTAAGGTTACTCAAGATGAGTTTAACGAAAGATATGGCGTTAAGAAAGATTCTATTGCATATCTTCCAAAGAAAAAATAATTATGCCAAAGGACGCTTGTTATAAAAAAGTAAAAGCACAGTATGATGTTTTTCCATCAGCAAGAGCTTCTCAAGCTATTGCTAAATGTAGAAAAGGTTCAGGTGTTGTTAGAAAAACAGAAGCAGGTAGTTCATTAAAGAGATGGGAGAAAGAAAAGTGGACAGACACCAAAACAGGTAAGGCTTGTGGAGCAGGTGGTAGTAATGAATATTGTAGACCTAAAGTAAAAGTGTCTTCAAAGACACCAAAGACTATTTCAGAGATTAGCAAATCAAAGTTATCTGCTAAAAAAAGTGAAAAGTCAAGAGTAGGTATGGGTAGAAGAGTTTCAAAAATTTGATATATTTAAAAATAAAAACAAAAATGAAAGCAACAGGAATAAAAGCTACATTAAGCAATCAGATTGCAAAGAATAGCCCAAGTATTGAGAATGCTAAGTACGGTGGTGTAAAAATCGCAGGTAAAAAAGTTCCTTGTAAAGGTCTTGCTGACCCTTGCATTATGAATGGTACAGTAGGTGCACAAATCTCTTCAGCAATTAAGAAATAGTATGATTCAGAAAAGTAAAGGCTTTGGTGATACTGTAGAAAGGATTACTAAGGCTACCGGAATTAAGAAAGTAGTAGATGCAGTTGCAAATATTACAGGAAAAGATTGCGGTTGCAAGCAACGTAAAGAAGCATTGAATAAAAAGTTCCCATACCAAGATAAAAAATAAAATGGCTAATATAAAGTTCTCGGAATTTACAGATGTAATATCAACGTATTCAAATATTTTTATAGTTGGATATGATGTTGCATTAAACGATAATATAAGAATACTATCTACTGACGTACCTGCAATTATAGGTGCTATTACAGGTAGTGGTACACCGGGAACTTTGCCAAGATTTATTACTAATACTTCTTTAGGTGATTCACTTATTAGTGATGATGGTACAGAGGTAACAATTGCGGGTGATATTAATGCAACAGCGTTTATAAAGGTTGGTGGTACATCATCTGAGTTTTTAAAAGCAGATGGTTCAGTAGACTCAAACGCTTACATTACATTAACTGATTTAAGTGCTTCAGCACCTTTAAGTTATGATAATTTAACCGGAGCATTTTCAATTGCACAGGCAGACTCTACTACAGATGGTTATTTATCTGCATTAGATTGGAATACGTTCAATCAAAAGCAAGCTGCTTTAGGTGGAACCGGAATTGTTAAGTCAACTTCAGGAACTATTTCTTACATTACAGATAACTCTGCTAATTGGAACACATCTTACAACAATATGATTGTAAGTGCGGCGGTTACAGGAACGACAACAAAAACATTAACGTTAAACCAACAGGATGGTGGCACAATTACCGCTTCTTGGACAGACGACAACACTGACGCAGTAACATCTGTGTTTGGACGTACGGGGGCTGTGGTTGCTCAGAGCGGTGACTATACTACAACATTAGTAACAGAAGGAACCAATCTTTATTTTACAAATGCAAGGGCGCGTGCTGCCTTTAGTGAGTCAGTAATAGGATTAGATTATAACTCTATTACAGGTATATTAAGCACAACAGCAGGATATGGTATACCAACTACTGCTTCTCAATCTAATTGGGATACTGCATACACAGAAAGAATTACAAGCGCTTCATCTCCTTTGGCTATTGCTGCAAATGTACTTTCAATCTCTCAAGCAAGTGCTTCATCTAATGGATACTTGAGCTCGACTGATTGGACTACGTTTAATAGTAAGCAAGCAGCAGGAAATTATATTACTGCGCTTACAGGAGAGGCAACAGCAACAGGTCCGGGTTCGGCTACTGTAACGCTTACAAACTCTGCTGTAATTGCTAAGATATTAACAGGATTAAATATTACAGGTGGGTCTATTAGCTCATCTGATTCTATCTTAACCGCTTTTGGTAAGGTTCAGAATCAAATAAATGGATTGATGGGTGGCGTAATGTACCAAGGTACTTGGGATGCTGCGACAAACACACCAACATTAACTTCTTCAGAAGGAACACAAGGCTATTATTACATTGTAAATGTTGCAGGTTCAACTGACCTTGATGGCATTACAGATTGGAACGTAGGTGATTGGGCTATCTTTGATGGAACTGCTTGGCAACAAGTTGACAATACCGATTCAGTTGTTTCTGTAAACGGATTCACAGGTATTGTTTCTTTAACTACGACAAATATCCCTGAGGGGACTAATTTATATTATACAAACGCTCGCGCACGCGCAGCATTTAGCGAAACTGTAACAGGTTTAAGTTACGATTCTATAACCGGTGTATTATCAACTACAGCAGGTTATGGCATTCCAACTACAGCAAGTCAGTCAGATTGGGATACAGCTTATAATGAAAGAATCTCAAGTTTAACGACAACAGGTTCGAGTGGAGCTGCTACATTATCTTCAAATATTTTAAATATCCCTAACTATACGTTAGCAGGGTTAGGTGGTGTACCAACGTCAAGAACGTTAACTATCAATGGTGTTACTTATGATTTATCTGCGAATAGGTCTTGGTCAATCAACTCAATGGTTTACCCAAGTGCAGGAATTGCAGTTTCGACAGGTAGTTCTTGGGATTCATCTATTACTGATAATTCTTCTAATTGGAATACAGCATATACAGAAAGAATTTCAACAGCTGATTTCCCATTAAGTATTGCATTAAATACAATTAGTATTTTCCAATCGAGTCTTATTTCAGATGGTTATTTAAGTGCTACAGATTTTGGTGTATTTAGCGATAAGCAAGATGCATTAGGTGGAACGGGTCTTGTAAAAAGTGTAAGTGGTACGATTTCGTATATAACTGATAACTCTACCAATTGGAATACGGCTTACAATAATATGATTGTGAGTGCAGCTGTTAGTGGTACAGCTACAAAGACACTAACATTAACTCAACAAGATGGTGGAACAGTCACTGCTTCGTGGAGTGATGCTGACACAGGATTAACTTCTGTTGGTGTTACTATGCCATCTGCATTTACTGTTTCAAATTCGCCATTGACTTCAAATGGTACAATAGCAATTACAGGAGCAGGTACAACCGCTCAGTATGTTAGAGGTGATGGTAGCTTAGCTACATTCCCAACAATTGCTTCAGAAGCTCAAACATTAATTACAGAAGTTTATAATGAAACAGGTGCTACTTTAGCAAAAGGTACAGTTGTATATATTAATGGTGGTCACGGAAACTTACCTACTATTACAAAGGCTTTAGCAACAGGTGATGCTACATCTGCACAAACTTATGGTGTTGTTCAGGAGGACATTACCAATATGAATAATGGATTTGTTGTTGTTAGTGGTTCTTTAATAGATTTAAATACTAATAGCTATGCTCCGGGTACTATACTTTATTTAAGTTCTACTACAGCAGGTGAGTGGACTTCTGTTAAACAATATGCTCCTGCTCACTTAGTATATGTTGCTATTGTAGTTAGACAACACCCTACACAAGGAGTTGTAGAGATTAAGATACAGAATGGTTACGAAATGGACGAGCTACATAATGTGGCTGCTCAAAGTCCTGCTAATGGAGATATACTTCAGTATGTTTCTTCAACTTCTTTGTGGACTAAAACTGCAGGAACAACTACTAACATTGCTGAAGGGACAAACTTATACTATACTGATGCACGCTCAAGAGCAGCATTCAGTGAGACTGTAATTGGATTAGACTACAACTCAACAACAGGGGTATTAAGTATTCAAAGTGGATACAGCATTCCAACAAATGCAAGTCAAACTCAATGGGATACAGCATATACCAATAGAATAACAAGTGCTACATCACCATTATCAATAGCAAGTAATACAATTAGTATGTCTGCAGCAGGTATCTCTACAAATGGATACTTAACTTCAGCAGATTGGAATATATTTAATAACAAACAACCTGCGGGTAGTTATATTACAGCATTAACGGGAGAAGCTACAGCTTCAGGACCGGGCAGTGCGGCAGTGACGCTTACAAATAACGCTGTAACAGCTAAAGTTTTAACGGGATTAAATATCACCGGTGGAACTGTTTCTGCTACAGATTCAATTGTAACTGCTTTTGGTAAAGTACAAAACCAAATAAATGGTTTAGTAGGTGGTACAATTTACAAAGGCGTATGGAATGCATCCACTAACAACCCTTCTTTATCGAGTGGTGTTGGTACACAAGGTTGGTATTACATTGTCAATGTGGCGGGTTCTACAAACTTAGACGGTATCACAGATTGGAATATTGGGGATTGGGCGATTTTTGACGGTACTGCTTGGCAACAGGTAGATAATACTGACTCGGTAACATCTGTGAATGGATTTACAGGAGCTGTTTCATTGACAACTTCTAACATTTCAGAAGGCACTAATCTTTACTATACATCTGCAAGATTTAACTCAGCATTTGCTGCAAAGACTACTACTGACTTAACAGAAGGTACTAATCTTTACTTTACAAACGCAAGAGCACAAGGCGCAATTTCATTAACAACACTTGGAACAAGTGGCGCGGCTACTTATAGTGGCGGTGTGTTAAACATTCCACAATACCAAGCAGCTTTAACTGACCCTGTTACAGGTGTTGGTACAACCAACTATGTTGCTAAGTGGACAAGTGGAAGTGCAGTAGGTAACTCTTCAATATACGATAATGGTACATTTGTTGGCATTGGTTCAACAACAGCATTAGGCGGGAAATTAAACATCACGTTTGATTCTACAACTGCTGATGCGATTATATTAAAAGATACAAGAGTAACAAGTGGTAGCGGTCAATGGAGAATAGGTCCGGGTAGTGGTGTTGTAGGCTTTGGAATTTATTCAGATTTATTAGGATATAGTCCATTTGCAATTTCAAACTCAGGAGCGGCAACATTCACAGGCAGTGTTACTGCAAACTCATTTGTTAAGAGTGGTGGTACATCTGCTCAATTCTTATTAGCTGATGGTTCTGTTACAACATTACCTACTTCTAATTGGAATACAGCTTACGATAATATGATTGTAAGCGCTGCAGTTACAGGGACTACAACTAAAACATTAACTTTAACTCAGCAAGACGGCGGTACAATAACTGCTTCTTGGACTGATATAAATACAGATGCTGTCACAAGTGTATTTGGTAGAACAGGTGCAGTGGTTGCAGTAAGTGGAGATTATAATACTTCTCAAGTAACTGAGAGTGGAAATCTTTATTTCACTGATGCAAGAGCAAGAGCTGCAATAACATTAACAACTACAGGAACAAGTGGAGCTGCTACATACAGTAGTTTGACAGGTATTTTAAATATACCTCAATACACAGACCAATATGTCGGTACAGTTACAAGCGTTGGCTTATCTGCTCCTACAGGATTTAGTGTATCAAACAGTCCTGTAACTACAGCAGGTACTATAGCATTAGGATTTTCTGCAGGTTATTCATTACCTACAACAGCAAGTCAAACAAATTGGGACACTGCTTATACAAATAGGATTACAAGTGCAACAAGCCCATTAAGTATTTCTTCAAATGTAATTAGTATTGCTCAGGCTACAACTTCTACAAGTGGATATTTATCTTCAACTGATTGGAATACATTTAATGGTAAACAAGCTGCATTAAGTGGTACAGGAATTGTAAAAAGCACTTCAGGTACTATAAGTTATATTACAGATAATTCTACAAATTGGAACACTGCTTATAATGATTCAATTGTTAGTGCAGCTGTTACAGGTACCACGACTAAGACGCTTACTTTAAACCAACAAGATGGCGGTACAATTACAGCATCGTGGACTGATATTAATACTGATGCGGTTACAAGTGTATTCGGAAGAACAGGTGCGGTAGTAGCAGTTTCAGGTGACTACAATACATCTCAGGTTACTGAGAGTGGAAACTTATACTTTACTAATGCTCGTGCACAAGCTGCAATCAGTTTAACTACAACAGGAACTTCAGGTGCAGCAACTTATAGTGGTGGTGTATTAAACATCCCGAATTATGGTTCAGCTTTAAGTGGATACTTACCTTTATCAGGTGGAACCTTAACAGGTAACTTAAATGCCACAAGTGCTACATTTAGTGGAGTAATAACTTTACCACAAAACCCCGTAGGTACAACTTATGGAAATGGGGTAGCAGCATCTCCTACTTATATGATTACCCAAGCTGCAGGTAATGATGATGCTATAAGATTCTATGCTGAGTCTGCTGCTACAAATACTGTAAGTATGGTATTTGAAGTAAATGATGATATAGAAACAGCAGGTAGCGAGTGGATTTTTAGAAATAAAAAAACATACGGAAGTTATGATGCAACTACACCATTTAGAATTAGTGGTGCAGGTGTTGCTTATGCTAACGGTTATACTGTTTTAACTGCAGAAAACTATAATTCATATGCACCAACCTTAACAGGAACAGGAGCAAGTGGCACTTGGGGTATATCAATTAGTGGTAATGCAGCAACTGCAAGTTCTGTTGCTTGGAATGATATAACAAGCAAGCCGGGGATTTTATATGTTTATGGTAATAATCAAACATTAAATAATATTACTCAAGACGGTACAACATATTGGGCAGCAGGAGCTACTAATGCAATATCAACTTATGGAAGTTTATTAACAGTAACAGGGGGAATTGGTTGGTATAATCAATTAGCATTTAGTACAGGAAATGTTTTAGCATTTAGACAATCTATAAATAATACGACTTCTTGGACTGCTTGGCAATATATTATTACTTCTGATACTATTAGTTCTCAATCAGTAAACTATGCTACAACAGCAGGTGCATTAACTTCAATGAATATATCTCAGTTTACAAATGACTCAGGATATATTACATCAGGTTCTTTAAGTGGATACTTACCATTAACAGGTGGTACATTAACAGGTAACTTAACTACAAGTGGTTGGTATATAAATTCTACAGATGGTTATGGGATTAAAAACTCATCAAATGGTAGTTCTTTTTATAGTAATTACAGTGCTTGGAATCTACAATCATCTGCTACAGATAATACTATTCTTGTATTTAATACTTCACCATCTCCGGGTGCAACTCTTGAACAGTTTAGAATTGGTTGGTCAAATACTATAGGTATTTATTTAATGAATGACCAAGGAGCTGATGCGAGTATTGTTGCTTACCAAGGTTCAGGATATGGTGGTGCTTTAACAGGAGATTGGTATATTTCAAATAATTTATCTGTTCAAAATAACATAGGAGTTACAGGTAATTCAATTGAAATAAATAATGATACTATCTATGATGATTCTATTATTACTTATTTTTCAGCATTATCCGCATTCCAATGGTATTCAGGAATGGCTGTTGATGGTATCTCAAGTTTTTATTTCCTTAGATTTGCTGACTTTTCGTATGCACAAGCACAACTTAGAGTATATGAAGATGGAAGGACTTATATTTATGGAGATGTATTATCAACCAATTCTTTTAGATATTACACTTCTTCTTATCTTAGACTTACAGGTAGTACATCAGCAAACGATTGGTATTTAAAACAATCAGATAGTGCAGGTTACTCTCTTGTTAAAAATGCTACTACATTATATTCAGTAAATACTTCAGGTACGCATTCATTCTATAGCACAACACCTACTTTATTAGCATCAATCACAGCAAGTGGTACTACAATTGGTTCGACAGCAGGTAACTATACAAGAGCGTGGTTTCACGTAACAGCAGGAGTAGGAGCTACGGCTAATACTCACGCAATGTTTGGTGCTACATACCCATTATTGTTTGGTTCAAACTATCCTACTGTTTATTATAATATGTATTATAGTTCAGGATGGAAGATTGCAAGTGGTACAAGTGTATACGGTGGAGCGACATTATATGACCCTGTAAATGGTTCATTCTTTTGGTATTTAACAGATACAGCCGCAAGTGTAGATGGAACCGTAACTCCTTTTATTCAATTTAGAATAGATAGGTTTGGTAGATGTTCAATAGGAACAACAGCTTCTACATCTGATAAATTTTATGTATCAGGGGGTACTACATTCTTAGGGGGTAATACAAGAGTATCAGGAACCCTTAGTGCAAGTGGTTTATTGGTTGCTAATGGTCCGGTTTATTGTAATACAGCTACAGTGTCGGGGTTTGGAACGTTAACAACAACTAACCCTTCAGATGCACGTTTAAAAGAAGATATTACTCCTTTACAATACGGATTAAAAGAAGTAATGGAATTAAAACCTGTTACTTACAAATGGAAAGATGGAAGCAATGGAGGTCAAAGAAGCACAGGCTTAATTGCTCAGGATGTACAAGAAATTATGCCTGATTATGTTAAGAATTTGTCAGAAGATAACGATTTCTTAGGTCTTGATTCTGCTGCTATTAATATTGTATTAATCAATGCTATCAAAGAATTGCAAGCTAAGATTGAAATTTTAGAAAATAAATAATTACATTTGCTTAAATTATAAAAATGGAACCAACATCTACACCAATGATAACGGGGCTTAGACCTATTGAGCCCGTAGTAGTGCCTACATTAGGAATAGCTACCCAATTATTTGTACAGGCAAATAGCTTTTCAGCTTCTGCTACAAACTGTACTTTGTTTTATTATTTATCAGATGACAATGGCTTACAATTTGTACAAGGTAATGTACAGATGACTGATGAGCAGTTTGCTACGTGGGGTACTGATAACAGTGTATTATATACAATTGTTGCAGACGAAAAAGGATTAATTCTTATTTAATTAAATATAAAATCTATATGAACCAAAAGAAAAAAGTTACATTAAAGTTAGCGCAGATTATGTCTTTAGAGGCAGAGATTGGCGGATTACAAAATCAACAAACACAAGAGGTTATTTTAAAAGGTTTATTAAGCCATAAAATGCCAATGCCTACCAAGTTTAAATTTAAAATGTTACTTAATGCTTTGTCAGCTATTAAAAAAGCTAATGATGAATTAAGAGAAGAGTTATTGAAAGAATATGGAACTCAAGTAGATGGTGGATATTCTTTATCTATGTACGTTGATGATAAAGCTGAAGTAAAAGAATACAATCCAAATTACATTGAATTTGTAAAGAAAATGGACGGTCTTTTAGCTAAAGAAACTGAAGTTGAATTTGAAGAAATTGTTTTAGAGGATTTAAAAGACCTTGAAACTGAAGAGTCATATCCTACATTTATGGATTTGCTTATTAAAACTATTTAATTGTGTAAATAAAAATAGAGAACCCTAACTCCAACTAAGCCACGCAAAATCTGTGTGGCTTTTTTGTTTATATTTGTACCATAAATTATAAGAATGTTATACCTTGAAGATATAAAAGTCATTGGCGTTAATACGCTTTGTATGGTTGCGATGCGTATTACTACAATTAATGAAAGTCTACAAGCGCTTGTCTTGTTGGCTACAATATGTTACACATTAGTAAGGACTGTTAACGAAATTCAAAAATATAAAGATAATGGCAAAAGCAAAAGTTCTGACGGAGAAGATTAAAGTAAACTTTGGTAAACGCAAGGGTGGTAAACACTCAAAATCTAAAAATTTACAACCTAAAAAATATAGAGGACAAGGACGATGAAATTATCAGAGCATTTCACATTAGGTGAATTAACCCCATCTTCAACAGCAAAACGTTTAGGTATTAAGAATGACCCAACGCCTGAGCATTTAGAATCTTTAAAAGTATTAGCTACAACGGTATTGGATAAAGTACGTGAGCATTTTGGCAAGCCTATTTGGGTTTCTTCAGGATACCGTTCTAAGGCTTTGAATGATGCTACTCCGGGTTCAAGTGCTACATCTCAACATTGTTTGGGTGAGGCAGCTGACTTAGACCAAGATGGTAGAGGTACAGGAGTTACCAATAAGATGGTATTTGACTACATTAAAGACCATTTAGAGTTCGACCAATTAATTTGGGAGTTTGGGACAGACACGAATCCTGATTGGGTTCACGTATCATTTTCTAAGAAAAGAAAGCGTAAACAGGTGCTTAAAGCAGTAAGAGTAAAAGGTAAAGCACAATATATACCATACATTTAATAAAATAACATTATATTTGCAAAATGGAAATCGTAAACAATCAAATTCAATCTTTAACTCAGGATGAGTTAAAATTGGTTCAAGAAATGAACAATGACTTCACAAAAGCTAAATTAGCTTTAGGTGATTTAGAATTAAGAAAGCAAGAATTATTTAAGGCACTTGACGAAATGAGAGCTGAGTTTGCTAAGAACGAAATCGCATTAGTAGAAAAGTACGGTAAAGATTCTGTTATTAACATTATGACAGGAGAAATAACTAAAAAAGATGATGACACCAAGTAATTTTATTGGGACTATGTTCCAATCAAGAGATATAATGCACATTGCACATCTCCAAACTACTTCTTATGCAGAGCATAAAGCATTAAATGGCTATTATGATGGTATCCTTGACTTAACTGACAAGTTTGTTGAAGTTTATTTTGGACGTAATAAAAGAGTACCATTTACTATTTATGAGTCTAAAGTTGAAGATGCAGTAACCCATTTAAAGGGTATCCAAAAGATTCTTGATGAAGAGCGTAATGGTTATGCTTCAGAGCTTCAAAATATTATGGATGAGATGCTTGCTTTAGTAAATCAAACATTATATTTATTAACCTTATCTTAAAAATAAAATGGCAAGAATTAGTCAATATCCTACCACAGGTACACCAACACTTGCAGATAAAGTGATTGGTACAAGTGTAAGCAATCAAGATGAGACTGTAAACTTTACGCTTACAGATATATTATCTTTACCACTTCCCAATGTTCCTGTATATCCAAACAATGCAGCTGCAATACTTGCAGGTTTAGAGGTTGGTCAACAATACAGGATTACAGGTACGGACCAATTAGGCGTAGTTTGGTCATAAATTATTAATATGGAAATTCGTAAAATATCAGTAGGTCCGGATTATAAAGGTGGTGCTATGCATTACATTGTAGGGCAGAAAGTGTTAAACGACTCCAATGAAATCCATTTAATTAAGATGGACACCGATAGAATGTCTGTGAAGATATATATCATTAATGAAAAACAAGAGGTGGTACTTTGGAAAGAGTTCACCTCTACTATACCTATTTCAATCGAATATAATATAAATTATTAATGAAATCTCCATTCTACTTCATAGTTAAACCTTTGAAGGGGAAAAGATACGATAACACAAAGAGCATAGGAGGTATTGACTTTATTGTTAGTACGTCTGAAGAGGACCATAGGTTCTCTAATCGCTATGCTGAAGTTATTGAAACTCCTCTAAGGTATTCAGGACCTATTCAAGTAGGCGATACACTACTCGTACATCACAACGCATTTAAGTTTTATAATGATATGAAAGGTCGTCAGAAAAGCGGTAAGAGCTTTTTCCGTGACGATATATTTTTAATTGAGCCTGACCAATTCTTTATGTATAAGCACGAAGATGAATGGTATGCTTATGATAAGTATTGTTTTGTAAAACCTATTGAAGCAGAAGACTTCTACCTTAAAAAGAATATCAGCGAAGAACCTTTAATGGGAATTATGAAATACCCTAATAAAGTTTTATTAGATTATGGTATTAATGCAGGCGATAAGATTTGTTTTAAACCTGATAGCGAATATGAATTTATTGTTGATGGAGAAAAGTTATATCGAATGTTTGACCATCAAATAACAATCAAGTTATGAGAGATTCAAAAGAAATTAAGAAAAAGATAATTGAGGCGGGAAGGTTAGCAGTGGAGCAACTAATAAAGGTTGCAAAGGAAGATATTATCAAACCAAATGCTGAAGATGATTTGGCTGCAGATAAATTAAAAAATGCTGCTGCCACTAAGAAATTAGCAATATTTGATGCATTTGAAATATTAAGTAGAATTGAATTAGAGGAGGAAACTCTTGACTCATTAGATAATGGCAACAAAAAAACTGATACACGACAGGGATTTGCAGAGCGAAGGTCAAGGCAATAGGTTATACTATGTAGTCGAAGACTACCTTCCTGCAAATGCAAAGACTAAAAAGAATACCTCACGTAGTTGGCTTTACGGGTATAACGAACAATATGATTTAGTCGTTATATCTAAGAACGGTCAAATTGGAGATATTATTAATATATCAGGATTATACATTGCATTACCTCCAACTCCTAAAGAGTGTCTTCAAAGACACCATAAATCATCAGAACAATATTGGGAGAGACAAGAGATTCCTAAAGAGTTAGCAAAAATACAATCAATCTTTCATTGGAACGAAAAACCTAAGGAGTTTAAAGACCGATGGGTAGATTACATTGAACAGGAGTTTGATTATAGAGAGCAAGGTTTTTGGTTTATGAATAACGGTAAACCTACCTATATCACAGGCTCACATTATATGTATCTCCAATGGTCAAGTATTGACGTTGGATACCCTGATTTCAGGGAAGCAAATAGAATTTATTGGATTTTTTGGGAGGCTTGTAAAGCAGACCCGCGTTCATTTGGTATGATATACCTAAAGATTAGACGTTCGGGATTCTCATTTATGGCATCTTCAGAATGTATTAACGTGGGTACGCTCGCGCGCGATTCAAGGGTTGGTATCTTATCTAAGACGGGTGCCGATGCTAAGAAGATGTTTACAGATAAAGTTGTACCAATTAATAGTAGACTACCATTTTTCTTCAAACCAATTATGGATGGTATGGATAAACCAAAGACAGAACTTGCCTTTAGGTTGCCGGCATCTAAGATTACAAAGAAGAATATGTACGACAATACCGAAGAGGAAATTGACGGTCTTGATACATCTATAGATTGGAAGAATACAGAAGACAACTCGTATGACGGGGAGAAGTTATTATTCTTAGCTCACGACGAGAGTGCTAAGTGGCTTAAACCTAATAACATTAAAGACAATTGGCGTGTAACTAAAACGTGTTTACGTTTGGGTTCAAAGATTATTGGTAAGTGTATGATGGGTTCTACCTCAAATGCATTATCTAAAGGTGGACAAAACTATAAAGACATTTATGAGGATTCACGCGTAACGAATAGAAACGCCAACGGACAAACTAAGAGTGGTCTATATGCTTTATTTATTCCTATGGAATGGAATATGGAAGGATTTATAGACTTGTATGGTATGCCTGTATTTAAAAAACCTGAGCAACCTATTTTAGGTGTTGATAAGGGATTAATTAAAAATGGCGCTATTGATTATTGGGAAGCGGAAGTTGATTCACTTAAAAGTGATGCCGATGCATTGAACGAATTTTATCGTCAGTTCCCGCGCACAGAATCACACGCATTTAGAGATGAGAGTAAGCAAGCCTTATTTAATTTGACTAAGATATACCAACAGATTGATTATAACGATTCACTTATAAAGGAGCACCATATTACACGTGGAACATTCCAATGGCGCGATGGTGTAAAGGATTCAACAGTTATTTGGACACCTGACAATAAGGGTCGATTCTTAGTGAGTTGGCTTCCGCCAAGACACCTACAGAATAATGTCAGAGAAAAGAATGGACTTAAATATCCTGCAAGCGAGAGCTTGGGGTCGTTTGGTTGTGACTCTTATGATATATCTGCAGTAGTTGGTGGTAGAGGTTCGAATGGTTCGCTACACGGACTTACTAAGTTCCATATGGATGATGGTCCTACAAATCAATTTTTTTTAGAGTATATTGCAAGACCTCAGACAGCAGAGATATTTTTTGAAGAAGTGCTAATGGCGTGCGTTTTTTATGGTATGCCAATCTTGGTAGAGAATAATAAGCCAAGACTATTGTACCATTTTAAAAATAGAGGGTACAGACAGTTCTGTTTAAACAGACCTGATAAACACTTCAGTAAGCTCTCTAAGACAGAGAAAGAGCTTGGGGGAATACCTAACTCATCTGAGGATGTTAAGCAAGCTCACGCAGCCGCTATTGAGTCCTACATCGAAAAGTATGTGGGTATGGATTTAGCGGGTCACTATAGAGACTCTGATGAGATGGGAACAATGCCATTTACAAGGACATTGGAGGATTGGGCAAAGTTCGATATTAATGACAGAACAAAGTTTGACGCGTCTATTAGTTCAGGTTTAGCTATTATGGCTAACCAAAAACATATATACGTACCTGAGAAAAAAGAATCAAAAATAAGCATTAACTTTGCAAGGTATACAAATGATGGAACATCAAGTCAATTAATTAGATGAAGAACGATATATTAATAAACATTCTATCTACAGGGTTCCCATCTCAGTTCGTATCCGATAGCGAAAAGGCTACCTATGAGTATGGATTACAAATAGGTCAGGCTATTCAATATGAGTGGTTTAGAAAAGATGGTAATCAGTGTAGATTTTATAGTCAGTGGAGAGATTTTCACAGACTAAGATTATATGCAAGAGGTGAGCAATCTATTGCAAAATACAAAAATGAATTAGCTATTGATGGAGATTTATCTTATCTAAACTTAGATTGGACTCCCGTTCCTATCATCCCAAAATTTGTAGACATCGTTGTTAACGGAATGTCTGATAGACTTTTTAAGGTTAAGGCTTATGCACAAGATGCAATGTCTCAATCTAAGAGAAGCAAGTACCAAGATACTATTGAAGCTCAGATGGCTGCAAAAGATATTTTGACTACCATACAAGACAAGACAGGTGTAAATCCTTTTATGATGGACCCTGCACAATTGCCAAATACAGATGAAGAACTTTCTTTGTATATGCAGTTGAATTACAAGCCTGCGATTGAAATTGCAGAAGAAGAAGCTATTAACACCATCTTTGATGAAAACCATTATCAAGACTTACGTAAAAGAGTTGATTATGATTTAATGGTATTAGGTATTGGTGTAGCTAAGCACGAGTTCTTACCGGGAGCAGGTGTTCAAGTATCATACGTAGACCCGGCAAATGTGGTATACAGTTATACTGAAGACCCTAACTTTAAGGACTGTTTTTATTGGGGAGAAATTAAAACTCTTCCTGTAATTGAGTGTGTAAAGATTGACCCAACATTGACTAATGAAGATTTAAATGAAATCTCATTGTACAGTCAGAATTGGTATAACTATTATAACGTAGCTCAGTTCTATGAGAACTCTATGTTTAACAGAGATACTTGTACATTAATGTACTTTAATTATAAGACCACTAAGAAAGTAGTTTACAAAAAGAAAAAACTTGACGGTGGTGCTACAAGAGTAATCGAGAAAGATGATACTTTTAATCCGCCTGTAGAAATGATGGAGGAAGGTAACTTCGAGAAGATAGAAAAAACTATTGATGTTTGGTACAATGGCGTAATGGTTATGGGTACTAACATCTTATTAAAGTGGGAGCTTGCAGAGAATATGGTTCGTCCAAAGTCTGCTACTCAACACGCATTACCAAACTATGTTGCCGTTGCTCCACGTATGTACAAAGGAGTTATTGAGTCATTAGTAAGAAGGATGATTCCTTTTGCCGATTTGATTCAGATTACTCACTTAAAGTTACAACAAGTAATTGCGCGTGTCGTTCCTGATGGTGTATTCATTGATGCCGATGGTTTAAATGAGGTTGACTTAGGAACAGGTAATGCTTACAATCCTGAAGATGCTTTAAGATTATACTTCCAAACAGGTAGTGTGATTGGTAGAAGTTATACTCAAGATGGTGAGTTTAATAATGCAAGAGTGCCAATCCAACAGTTAACATCTAACTCAGGAGCAAGCAAGACTCAAATGCTTATTACAAACTACAATCATTATATGGATATGATTCGTTCTGTAACAGGTTTAAATGAGGCAAGAGACGGTTCAATGCCTGACCCTGACTCATTAGTTGGTTTACAAAAGTTAGCTGCTTTAAACTCAAATACAGCTACTCGTCACATATTAGAAAGTAGTTTATATGTATATCGTTCATTAGCAGAAGCATTAACTTATAGAATTGGTGATATTTTAGAGTACGCTGATTTTAAAGATGAGTTTGCTAACAAGATAGGAAAGTACAACGTTTCTATTTTACAAGACATTAACGATTTATATATTTATGATTTTGGTATTTTTATAGAGGTATCCCCTGATGAAGAAGAGAAGGCGCAACTTGAAGCGAATATTCAAATGGCATTGTCTAAGGGCGATATTAATCTTGAAGATGCTATCGACATACGTGAAATAAAGAACTTGAAACTTGCTAATCAATTATTAAAGTTAAAGAGAACTAAGAAGCAAGAGCGTGAAGAGAAGATGGCTATGCAAAATCAAGCTATGACTGCTCAACAAAATCTTAAATCTCAAGAGATGGCAGGACAATTGGCTATGCAAAAGATTCAAATGGAGACACAATCTAAGATGCAAATCAAGCAGGCTGAGGTTGCGTTCGATATTGAGAAGATGCAGAAGGAAGCTGAATTGAAGAGTCATCTAATGGCAGAAGAGTTCCAATATAGTATGCAGTTGCACGGATTGGAACAAACCACTATATCAAGCAGAGACAAAGAGAAAGAGGATGCTAAGGCAAAACGTATTAGTCAACAAAATACAGAGCAATCTAAGTTGATTAACCAACGTAAAAACAACTTACCTCCTTTGAATTTTGAATCTAACGAGGATAGTTTAGATGGTTTTGATATGGGTGAATTTGAACCAAGATAATAATAGATGTTTAGTTCTTCAAATGAATGGGTAATGATAGCCGGTGTATTCACCGGTATATTATTTATAATTGCTTGTGTGTTATACGTAAATAGGTTATTTGTAAATAGTACAAAAGATATATTAGTAAAGTTTATTCTTTTGGTATTTGCAGCACTTGTAGGTGTATTTATAGTAGATAAGATTATTGCTTTTAAAATAGCATTACTTTCAATTGAACAGAACAACCAATTGTTTGACTTGATTAAGACACTAACATTAATGATATTTAGTTACTATTTTGGAACTCAAAAATCTGATAAACAAGACTAAATAAATAATATTGAATTTTTTATATAAATTTGCACTAAATAAAATCATATCCAATGGAATTTAAAGTAAGAGCTGTAGAAGGTTACGAACCTAAATCAGTACAAGAAGTAGAAAAAGAATTGCTTGAAAAACACGAAGAGCAATTTGGACAAACTGTTGAGGAAACTCCGGTTATAAATATGGATGAACCACCTGTAGAGGAAACTCCACAAGAGGTTGAATTAAGAGAAGAAGACGTTCTTTCATATATTGGGAAGAGATACAATAAGCAGATTAACTCATTTGATGAGTTGCTAACTGAGCGTAAAGAGGCAGAAGATTTGCCCGAAGACGTTGCTGCTTATTTTAAATACAAAAAGGAAACAGGAAGAGGTTTCGAAGACTTTATCAATTTGAAAAAGGACTACGATACAATGGAACCTGAAGAGCTTTTGCATAGTTATTTGGCTGCCACTCAAGAAGGTCTTGATGATAATGACATTGATGTTTTAATGGATGATTATCGTTTTGACGAAGATATTGATGATGAGCGTACAATTAAACAAATAAAGTTAGCAAAGAAGAAGATTATTGGTGAAGCCAAAAAATACTTCAATCAACAAAAGGAAAAATACAAAATGCCCCTTGAGTCAAGTACGGCAGGTATTCCGGATGAAGAAAAAGAAGTGTATGAGGCTTATAAACAATATACACAACAGGCGAAAACCCTACAGGAGCAAGAATCTCGCAAACGCGATTGGTTCCAAAAGAAGACAGATGAGGTGTTTAACGAAGATTTCAAAGGTTTTGAGTTCAACGTAAATGACAAAAAGTTATCTTTTACTCCCGGTGATTCTAATGAGTTGAAAAAAAGTCAATCAACACCACTAAACTTTATCAATAAGTTTTTGGATGAAGACGGACTAATGAAAGACGCAGCAGGTTACCACAGGTCATTAGCCATAGCAATGAATCCTGACAGATTCGCTAAGTTCTTTTACGAACAAGGTTTATCTGATGCAACAGAGGATGTAATGCGTAAGACTAAAAACATTAATATGTCTGAGCGTAGAGCACCCGAAGCGGTTATCAAAGGAGGAATGCAAGTAAAAGCAAAAGATTCTGACTCAGGTCGAAATCTAAAGATTAAGAGTATTAAAAGAATTTAAAAACTAAAAAAAAAAGAAAAAAATGGCAATTTTAAACAATCCGGGTTACCAATTACAGCCAAGTGCTGAACAGGTCCCTTTAGCAACAAACTACATTACCGACTTCAACTTCTTAAATCAGTATCTTCCTGATACTTATGAGAAAGAATTTGAGCGTTATGGTAATAGAACAATCGCTTCTTTCCTTCGTATGGTAGGAGCTGAGATGCCTTCTAACTCTGACTTAATTAAATGGGCAGAACAAGGTCGTCTTCACACTAAATATGTTGATTGCGAGTCTTCTGCATCAGCTGATGCAAATACAGCTACAATCACAGTAAATGATACTTTAATACCTGCTTCAGGTCCGGGGTCAGGTGGAATCGCTATCCGTAAAGGACAGACTGTTTACATTTCTGACAACGCAGGAACAGGTTCTAACAAAGGTATTGTTATTGGAGTTAATACTTCTGCAGGTACTTTTGAAGTTGCTTACTATGAGGCAGCAGGTCAAAACTTTGGTACATCAGCTACTTTAACTGTTTGGATTTATGGTTCAGAGTTCAAAAAAGGAACAAACGGAATGGAAGGCTCTTTAGAGGCTAACGACGATTTCTTCGAAAACTCTCCAATCATTATCAAAGATAAGTATGCAGTATCAGGTTCTGATATGGCTCAAATTGGATGGGTAGAAATTACTACTGAAAATGGAGCAAATGGTTACTTATGGTACTTGAAATCAGAGCACGAAACTCGTTTACGTTTTGAGGATTACTTAGAAACCGCTATGATTGAAGCAGTTCCTGCTGAAGCAGGTTCAGGTGTTGCGTCACAAACAACTTACGCTGCTGCAGGTAACAAAGGTTCTGAAGGTATCTTCTACGTAGTAGAAAACAGAGGAAACGTTTGGGGTGGTGGTAACCCAACTACTTTAACTGACTTCGATACAATCGTAGCTCGTTTAGATAAGCAAGGTGCAATCGAAGAGAATGCAATCTTCTTAAACAGAGAGTTTGGTTTTGACATCGACGATATGTTAGCTACATTGAACGGATACGTTTCAGGCGGTCCTGCAGGTGGTGCTTCATTCGGTTTGTTCGATAACGACATCGAGATGGCATTAAACTTAGGTTTCACAGGATTCCGTAGAGGTTACGATTTCTACAAGTCTGATTGGAAATACTTAAATGACCCAACTATGCGTGGTGGTTTACCTGCTACAGCAGGTTCAGGTCGTGTAAACGGTTTATTAGTTCCTGCAGGTTCTACTTCAGTGTATGACCAAATTATGGGTAAAAACGCTAAGAGACCATTCTTACACGTACGTTACAGAGCTACAGAAGCTGAAGACCGCAGATACAAAACTTGGATTACAGGTTCTGCAGGTGGTGCAGCTACAAGCGACCTTGATGCAATGGAGGTTAACTTCTTGTCTGAAAGATGTGTATGTACACTTGGAGCGAACAACTTCGTATTGTTCAACTACTAATTAATATAAGAAGGTGGTGTCTTTAAAGACACTGCCTTCTTTATTTTATTTATTATTTAATCTTATTATATCAAATGAAAAATACCACAACACCTGTAGACAAGGTCTACAAATTAGTTAAAGATGCAGCTCCACTTTCGTACACGCTGCCTATAAGAAATTCAAGACGCTATCCTTTATTATGGTTTGATGAAGTTAATAACATCAACAAGCCTTTAAGATATGCTGTCAATCAAAGAAGTCCATTTGAGGACGAACAAGATGGTAACGCTATTGTTGAACCTGTTATTTTTGAGAATGGCTTTTTAAGCGTTCCTAAAAATAATCCTGTTTTACAACAATTTTTATATTATCATCCATTAAACGGTAGAGCTTTTATTGAAGTAAACAATGAGAAGGATGCCAATAAAGAGGTAGAGATTCTAAACGTTGAGGTTGATGCGCTTATTGAAGCTCGTCAATTATCTATTGACCAATTGGAAACAATGTCAAGAGTATTGTTTGGAAGAGACCCTCAAAAAGTTACAACTGCTGAGTTAAAAAGAGATATATTGGTGTTTGCTAAAAGAGACCCAAGAGCTTTCTTAAACGTATTAAATGACCCAATGCTTAGACACAATGCTAACATTCACGTGTTCTTTAATTCTAAGTTATTAACTTTCAGAAATAACAATAAGGAGGTTTGGTTTAATACCTCAACCAATAAAAAGAAAATGCTCTCAGTACCATATGGAGAAGACCCTTATTTAGCAGTAGCTCATTTCCTACAATCTGACGAAGGACTTGATTACTTAAAAATGTTAGAAAGCAATCTCTAAGAGATTAACATACAATTAATAGGGGGTGCAATTTGTACCCCCTTTTTTCTTTATATTTGTAAAAAAAAAGAATATAGATGATTAACGAGGTTAGAAACACAGTATTATCCGTGTTAAATAAAAATAACTATGGGTATATCTCTCCATCGGACTTTAACTTGTACGCTAAAAACGCACAAATGGAGATGTTTGAGGAGTATTTTAGTAGTTATAATAAAACTATAAATGCTGAGAATGCTCGTGCGTCAGGTACAGATTACGCTGATATTGAAAGTCCTTTAGCAGAAACTTTAGAAACTTTTATTTATACTGATACGCTTGTTCAGGTAGACCCACTAACAAATAGATATTACTTTCCATCTTTAACCACCACAGGTCGCGAGGCTTATATGGTATCAAAGATTGAGATTTATAACTCATTGGTTCCAAATAAACGTTTAGGTGAAGCTGAGAAAGTATCTGTAAGTAAGATTAATATGTTAGTGGATTCTATTTATACGGCTCCAAATACTAAGTATCCTGCATACGTTTTAAGCAATGGTATTGTTACGGTTTATCCTGAAACAATTAATGGAACTGAATCTGTACAATGTACTTATTTTACTTTTCCTGCAGACCCTAAATGGACTTATATTACCTTAGTAAATGGTGAGCCTGCGTTTGACCAATCACAACCTGACTACCAAGACTTTCAATTACCACAAGAAGATAGTTATAAATTGGTTATGAAGATTCTTCAATATTGTGGTATATCTATTAGAGAATCTGAGGTTGCTGCATTTGCAATTGGTCAAGAACAACACGAACAACCAACGTTCAGTCAACAACAATAAAAATATAGATTATGGCATACATATCACAATACGAATACTACGATAATAATGGTACAGCTCCCGAAGATAAAAATTGGGGGTCGTATCAATATGTATCATTATATGATATAGTTAATAACTTTTTGTTAATGTATTATGGAAATCACTCTTTAATAAATAATGAGGAGAGATATAAAGTTTTATTCCACGCTAAAAGAGCGGTACAGGAATTAAACTATGATGCATTTAAAGAAATTAAAGTATTAGAGTTAACCGTAGCAAGCAATTTAATTTATGTGCTTCCTTCTGACTATGTCAATTGGGTTCGTATTTCTTTGTATAAGGATGGTTATTTAAGACCACTTACTGAGAATATTCAGGTATTGTCTGCTAATGCTTATCTTCAAGACAACAAAGGTTCTATTTTATTTGACCAAGATGGTAATATTATATCTCCTGAAAATTCAGAGATTGATTACCAAAGATTACATAACCAAAAGAAAGATATATACCTAAATCCTAATAGTCCTTATAATGGTCAAGAAGGTTGGTATATGGATGGCTTATGGTATTTCCAATTTACTATTGGTTCTCGTTTTGGTTTAAACACAGAAACTGCTAACTTTAACCCAACATTCAATATTGATAAAAAGAAGGGTGTTATTAATTTTAGTTCAGATATGATGGAGCAATCTTGTATCCTTGAGTACATATCTGATGGTATGGAAAATGGAGATGATTCTTTAATCACTGTAAACAAGTTATTTGAGTCGTACATATATGCGTACATACAATATGAGATACTAAACTCTAAGTTAGGTGTTCAAGAATATGTTGTAGCGCGCGCGCGTAAAAACAAATCTGCATTATTAAGAAATGCAAAAATTAGAATTAGCAATATACATCCGGGAAGATTATTAATGAATCTAAGAGGGATGGATAAGATGATTAAATAATATTATGGCAAATATAACAAGGAATTTTACAGCGGGCAGAATGAATAAGGTTGTCGATGAGAGACTTATTCCTAATGGCGAATACATTGATGCATTAAATATTAGGATGGGTTCTACAGAACAATCTGAGATTGGTGTTATTGAAAATACTAAAGGTAATCTACCGCTTACTTCTTTAAAATATATTGACGGAACACCATTAAGCGATTCAGCAAGATGTATTGGTGCCGTTGAAGATTCTGCCAATGAAACAATCTATTGGTTTGTACACGACCCTGCTTTTCCTTTAGGGTTTACAAACAAACTTGATATGATAGTTTCGTTTAATATCAATACAAACATCTTAACCTATCACATTATTAGTGTAAACGATGGTGATGGTATCAATACAACATTAAATTTTAATCCAACATATTTAATTACAGGTACGAATGTTATTAGTAACTATCTTTACTTTACAGATAATTACAATGCTCCTCGTTTTATTAATACCAAAACAAACTATGCTAACCCTGTCTCTTTTGTTGATGGGTTTACAGCTGAGTCAATTTTAGTTATTAAGCAGCCACCTATTGAAGCTCCCGCTATTCAACCTATTGTAATAAGCAATCAAGATAATTTCTTAGAAACAAGATTTATTTGTTTTGCTTATAGATATGAATATGCTGACGGTCAATATTCAGCTACATCCCAATTCTCAGCTCCTGCGTTTTATCCTAAATCATTTAACTTCAGTATTGAAAGTTTCTTGAATGAGGGTATGGTGAATAATACCAACGCTTGTAATATCACTTACAATACAGGAGGACCTCTTGTTAAAAGTATTGATTTACTTTTTAAAGATGCAGATGGTAATATTATTAGGGTAATTGAGAAATTAAATAAACAACAATTAGGTTTACCTGATAATTCAGAACAAACTTATCAGTTTTCAAATAGTAAAATATTTACCGTATTACCTGAATCTGAGTTGCTTAGATTGTACGATAACGTACCTCTTCTTGCTCAGGCTCAAACCGTTATGGGTAATAGATTAATGTATGGTAATTATGTTGAAGGTTATGACCTTGTAGATTTAAATGGTCTTGCTACAAAACTTGAATATACTACAGAATTATTAAGCGAAACGATTGGAGATATGACTATCCCCGATGGAACAGCAACAGGAGCTTATTCTATTCAATCATCTTTAAGTGTACCTGAATCTGTTGTTACAATTGATTTAGATGGTTTAGATTTAGTTGCAGGTGCTGCTATTAACTTAGATGTTAATATTGAGCACGCACAATTTTCAGGTGATTTACCTTACCCAACAGAAACTACATCAAACTTACAATTTACATTTTCATTTTACTTACAAAATAATTATGCGTCTGCGTATGATTTAGCAAATAGTACAGAGTTTAAAGAAGCTATTGGTACAACCTCTAACATTAAACCTGTTTACTCTGCTAATCCATTAGACCCAACTTCGTGTGATGGCATTACATTTACAGATAATGTAAACTGCGCAATACCAAATTCTTTAGATTCATTAGTTAAAATTGATAGTGGTATTAATTACCCTCAGAATCCAATTGGTATTATTAGCTCTCCGAGCAGTACAGAGATTGGATTACAATTTATTGCAATGGGATATGTTGATAGTTTAACTGTAGAAACTCAAAGAGTTTATGAATACTATCAAGTAACTTTTGCTCAGGCAACGTTCCAAGAAATAGCAAATCCTGCAAGTCTACATAGTAATAGAGATTATGAGATTGGTATAGTTTATATGGATGAGTTTAACAGGTCTTCTACCGCATTGGTAAGTCCTAATAATACTCAGCATATTCCTTGTGGTTACTCTTCAAAAAAGAATAGCATCATTGTAACAATCCCTCCAACTCAAGTAGCTCCTTATTGGGCAACAAGATATAAGTTTGTAATTAAGCCTGATGAAGAAAACTATGAAACTATTTATAGTAATATTTTCTTTAAAGACCCAAATTCAAATGAAACATATTTTTTACTTGAGGGAGAGAATGCAAGAAAAGTTGAGCAAGGTGATAGATATATTGTTAAAGCAGATTCTGATGGACCTACACAAACGTGTGTATACGCAACTGTTTTAGAGAAAGAATCTAAATCTGAGAATTTTATTACTATACCAAGTGAATTAAATCCTTCAGAAAATATTTATGTTCCTTCGGGAGTTTATATGAAAATAAATACTAATAGCTTTTCTGCTATTAGTGATGAATTAGCTGTAATAGCTCCGGGAAATTTACTTACAACTGCTGAGTATACGGGGACATCTCCTATATTAAATTACCCAATGAACTATGAAGACCCTGCAAATCCGGGTCAATATTTAGATTATAGTGTTCCTGCGGGAAGTATTATTAAATTAAATATTAAGTTATCGAGATTAGGTAAGGGTGATGGTACAGGCTATTGCGAAAGAAGAATTTATACTTTAGAGCAAACATATGTATCATCAAATAATTATGATAATATGCAAGATTGGTGGAATGGAGATAATATCCAAACCACTATTGATAATGGTATAGCAGAGTGTGGTGGTGGATGTATAATTAATAATGAGTACATAGAAACTACAGCAACAACTGCTGTAGACGTGCCAACTGATTTAGGTACAAACTACTATAAATTTTATAGAAACTCTACAACAAATTATTTAGGTTTACTTATTACAGGAACTTGGACTTGTGGTGGTAGCCGTGCAGGTAGATTGTCAAAAGCAAGTGCTGATATAACTGTTTATAGAGCAGCTACTACAATTGTATTTGAAACAGAACCTCAAGATGCATTGCCTAATGTTTGGTTTGAAAATGATTTATCATTCCCAATTATAAATGGGAACCATCAAGGTAATATTGAAAACCAAGATATAATAACAGGAGACCCTGCTATTGTAGATACAAAATTCTATAATTGCTTTGCTTTTGGTAATGGTGTTGAGAGTTATAAGATTCGTGATTCAATTACAGGTAGAGCGTTTAACTTGGGTAATAGAGTAACATCTGTTGCTAATCAAGATTACAAACAAGTTAATAGATTTGCTGATATTACTTATAGTGGTATATTTAATAACGAGTCTAATGTAAATAAACTTAATGAGTTTAACTTAGGTTTAATAAACTACAAACCTTTAGAGATTTCATTTGGTCCTATTTATGTAATGGACGCAAGAAAGACAGACATTCTTGTATTACAAGAAGATAAAATCTCTTATGTATTAGAAAGTAAAAATTTATTATCTGACTCTGCGGGTGGTGGTGCAGTAACATCTGTTCCTGAAGTATTGGGAACTCAGATTGCTCGTACTGAGAAGTATGGTATTAGTTTGAACCCTGAGAGTTATGTTCAATGGGGAACAGATAGATATTTTACAGATACCAAAAGAGGTGCCGTTATTCAGTTAACAGGTGATGAGGCTTCTTTAAGCCAATTAACTGTAGTATCTGAAAATGGAATGAGAACTTGGTTTAGAGATTTATTCAATAACTCTTTCAATACTCAAAAACTTGGGGGCTTTGACCCTTATATGAATGAGTATGTGTTGTCATCTAATGACATTAAAATACCAAGTAACCCTGAGTGTTTAGATTGTGGTATTACACAAACATTTATTTTAGCTGCAGAAGAAGTTATAAACTACTGCGTAGACTTAGGTCAATTAGTAGGAGAAGTAACAATTTCTTATGTAATTTATGCTGAAGACCGATTCATTATCACTGAGACAGGTGAGATGAAGATGATAACTGAAGATACTGAAGATTACATTATTGCAGAAAGTCTTGGAGTAGAGGTTTTAATCAATGCAGATTACAACGATACTATTTATAGTTCAGGATTTGTAAGTGATTTTGGTAGCTTTAGCTTTAATAAAAACTTGCAAAATATTAGCACAGTTAATATGAGCATTTTAGCTAACACTAATGTTGGTGTACAAATCACTGTTAGTTGCCCTGCTCAACAAGAATTAAAGATTGTTAATGTTGTACTTACAAACAACTATGAAGCAGGACAATCAATACACGCTCAATATAGATATGCTGATGGAGCATTTACATCTCCGTTACAATCTAATGCAGTAACATTTGTAGCAGGAACAGCTAACCCACTTGTATCTTATTATAACCTTACAACAGGATATGTAGGTTCAGGCGGATTCCCTCCTGCAGGAAGCACAATGACTATTAGTACAAATAAATATTCAGGCGATACTTTCAATTTTAATATTGTAAAAGATAAGTTTAAATACTACAGGTCTAATACTTTATATGCTAATAACCCAACAGATATTCAAGCATTATTAACAGTAGCTACTACAGCAACTCCTAATCAAGGTGGTGGTAACTATTATTATGCTAACTTTACGGTACCAACTTTAGGTTCATATTTATACCAAATATGGGACTTTAGAGATTCAGTAGCAGAAGATTTATGTTACGACGCTACAGATAGGTATACTATTTGTTGTGAATGCGAAAGTGCTTGTGAGACGTGGGCAATTTCAGAATTAGAAACACCAACTGCAGAGATTGAATGGATTGATTGCAATGGTGATACACAAACAATAACAATTACAGAAGCTACTCCATTACCATATAACATATGTTTATTAAAACCTAATACTCCTGTGTTAATTAGCGGGGTAGCGGGATTTGACCCAATAGCTGATGGATGTGCTTAAATAAATAAAAATATGCCAATATCAACAACTTATTACTTAAATGCACCGACACTTGCTACAGCTACCGCAGTCTTTACAGATGCTGCGTTAACAACTTGTGCGCCTAATGGGTATTATTCAGACGGTGCAATTACAAGACAGCAGGTAGGTTGCGTGTTACAGATAGCTCAAAACTGTCCAAGCTGTTGTATTTTTACTTTTACTACAACTGCATTAGTTCAAGAAACATCAACTGTGGCTTGTACGCAAACGATAGATACAAATTATTACTATCAGACTGACGACTGCTTAGATAACGGTCTTGCTGTAGGAGATTTGGTATTTTATGATAGCTTAGGAGTTACACCATTACCTAATGGTTGGTATTCTATAGCTACAGTAAACCCGTCCTGTCCTATGTCATACCACGTAGTCTCAGGAGTTGTAACAGAGTTTGTGAGTTGCTGCGCTCTTATACCATATGGTTCAAGTGTAACGCCTGTATCGTCATTTGGTGAGGTTTGTGGGCAAGAAATTCCTGCAACTTATTATACAAATTCAACATCACCAACATTAATAATAGGTGATGCTGTTTATGAAGATTCATTTGGGATTACACCATTAGAAAATGGTTGGTATTTAACACCTACAGAAGACCCTGAATGCCCATTTGGGTATGAGGTATTAGATGGAATAGTTCTTACTACATATAGTTGTTGCGCTTAATATTAAATAAATGGAATATACATTAACATATAATGAAGGTGTCAAGGGGTGGGTATCATTTTACTCATTCCAACCTGATTGGATGATTGGGATGAATAATTACTTCTATACATTTAAAGGAGGTAACTTATATCGTCACAACGTCAATTCGGTTAGAAACAACTTCTACGGAAACCAATACTATTCGCAATTAACAAGTGTCTTTAATGATGCTCCTCTTGAGAATAAATTATTTAAAACCATAAACTTAGAGGGTGATGACGCTTGGTCTGCAAGTTTAATTACGGATATTCAGACCACAGGATTTATTGAATATGAGTGGTTTTCTAAGAAAGAACAATCTTATTATGCATTCGTTAGGAATGCGGGTACTGTACCTGCGGCTCCTGATGAGTACGCATTAAGGTCAGTAAATGGTATTGGACGAAGCATTGCAGTTTCAGGTCCTAATACAGCGCAAGTAATTACATTCCCTATAACGCCTTTAGTTGCTATCGGTAATATTATTAGCATAGGCGATTACGTATATTATGCATTACCTCCTTCAACGGCATTAGTGCTTGCGGGTCAGGTTACAGATATTCAAGTAAACTACCCATCTAATATTAATAGGTTAGTTATAGACTCCTCAATTGGCGGTGCAGTTTACCCTGTACCTGTCTCAAATGCTTATTTCTTATATATTAAGAACTCAGTGGCTGAATCTCACGGAGTTTTGGGTCACTATTGTACATTTACCCTGCAAAATACCAATACTAATAAAATAGAATTGTTTGCTGCAGAGGCGGATATTATGAAAAGTTATCCATAAAAACTTTATCTTTGTACTAAGATGGTATTTACTATACGACCTTTAAATACAAACGATTACGAGGATACCCTTATAGGGTGGTGGAAAGATTGGGGATTTGAACCTCCTGCTAAAGATTTTCTACCGAGTGATGGGACAGGTGGTATTATGGTATTAGATGGAGATACTCCAATTTGTGCAGGTTTTATGTACGCAACAAACTCTAAAATAGTTTGGATAAATTGGATTATATCAAACAAAAAATATAGAAAGAAACCATATAGAAAGCAAGCGATTAAAGTTTTACTTGAGACGCTTACTAATAGTAGCAAAGAAGCAGGGTATAAATATGGTTATGCTTTAATCCAAAATAATGGTTTAGTGGAAACATATAAACAACTTGGATATACTGAGAGTCATAAATATACACAAGAATTAATAAAAATATTATAACAATGGGAATAGAAACCGCATTAGCAATTGGCTCAATAGCAGCTTCAGCAGGTTCTGCAGGAATGTCTTTTGCAGAAGCAGGTAAGCAAAGAAAACTTCAACAGCAAGCAGAAAATGATGCGGCTAAAGCATTAGCTGAAGCTCGTAAAAAACTTGATGTTAATTACTATGAAAACTTAGGTATCAATAAAGAACCATATCAATTAGAGCGTGAGGCTTTAGTTTCTGCGGGTGCTCAAGCAATTCAAGCAGGTCAAGAAAGCGAGAGAGGAGCGGCAGCTACAGCAGGTCGTATTCAGATGGCACAACAACAAGGTCAAAGAGAAATAGCAAATGCTATGGGAACTGAAATGGCAGGACTCGAAAAATTAACAGCAGCAGAAGATTCAAGGTTAGCAGGAGAACAAGGTAAATTATATTTAGCAGAAGCTGAAGGTGCTCAACTCGCAGCACGTGATGCTCAACAGGCGGCTGCTGCATATACAACAGCAGGTATTCAAGGAATAGCAAATACAGGTGTTCAAGCTGTAAATACTTTAGTTCCTTTATATGCAGGTAAAAAAATTGTAGACCCAAATGCAGGAATGCCTGCAGCAGGTTCAAATAAACCATTTAAAGGTACCCCATATGCTGCGCCTCCTGCTTATGGTATAGGACAGATTGCTCCACAACAAGAAAGACCTGTTATACCTCAAGCTAATGTAGCACAAACTAACGCAGCAAGTCAATTTCAAAATACACCATTTGCTACACCTATGCCTTTTGGTGGAGCTCAAGGAGCAAGTCCATTAAATGCATTTAATAATGCTTCATTGGGTGCAGCAAATAATCAATTTCAAATACCTGCATTAAATGGAATACGTAAAGACCAATTAGCATTAATGAGTAAGGATGAAATATTAAATTTATTAATGGGAGGTAAATAATTATATGGCAACATATTATAAATACGCAGAACGTCAGGAAGATGCATACGTAGATTGGAGTGCAATTGGGAAACAAGTTTCTGATTCGTTATTAGAAGAAAAAAAATTCAGAGAAGATAAAAAAGCCAAGATTGATGAGGATTCTCGTAAACTTGGAGTTTTTATTGACAATGCTCCTCAAGGTCAGTTCCAAGATGGTAATAAATTTACATTACAATACGCATCTGATGCTCAACAAGCGCGTTTATTACAAGATAAATTATTAAAGTCAGGACAGTTAAGTTTAAAAGACTATACTGTAATGCGTCAAAATCTTAATGATGGTACAGGTCAAGTATTTGACCTTTCAAAATTATATCAAGAAAATTATAAATCAAGAATGGAGCGTGTCCAAAAAGGAGAACTCCAAGCATTAAATGTTGCTAATCTTGCTTCTGTAGAAGGATTTGCTGATTTTTCAAAATCTCAAGCTGTTATTAATGCTAAAGATGGAACGGTAAGTCTTGCAGGTTTAGAGGTTGACCCTGCTACAGGACTTAAACAAGTAACTAATAATATTATTCCTGTTAGTGTACTTAAAGGTAAAATTCTTGCAGAGATTCCTACATTTAAAGTAGACGATGCAATGAATAAAGCTAAGGCAGGTTTAGGTACAAGAGTTGAAACTTTATATAAAGCTGCTACTTTAACAGGTGCAGGAACACTTACTCAATTAACAGGTGTAGGTGCTATTGGTAGATACCCACAATATGCAGGTGTAATTAAAGATTTTAATAAAGCATTAGATAATCAAGTAGCTTCTTGGTTTTCTAATCCATATAACTTATCTTCGGTATTAACTGAAAATTTAGGTAAATATCATTCAGACTCTTTTACTTATGATAAAGAAGTTGCTAAATCTGACCCAAGTAAAATTTTATTAAAGATTAATCCTTCTACTCAATTACCTGTATTGGATGAGAGTGGTGCAAATTATGATGCTCAAAAGAAAGAAGCTGAAGAGTGGGTTAAGAGTTCGTTTTTATCTAAACTTGATTCTGAGGTTAAGAAAACTACTACTGCACAAACACAATTACAAGAAAGAAGTGCTGCAAATAAAGGGTATGATGATGAGAAAGCAGCAAAAGAAAAAGATGCAGTTAACTTTGGTGAGCAATTAGCAAACTTAGTTTCAGGTGACGCAAATAAAGCTGATGCTGCTGTTAAATACTTTGCAGGTTTAGGTATAGACTTGAGAAGAGGTACAACACAAATTGAAGTTTCAGATAAAAGTGGTAATTTTATTCCATATGCTTATGGTAATAAATCTTCTCAAGAATTAGAAAAGGCAATCGTATCAGCGTTAAATGTTAATGGTTTACCTGAAGATTTAATCTTAAAAAATTCTGCAAGAGTTAGTAAAGGAAGAGCCGTTAATACAAAAGATTCATTTGAAGGTATAACTCGAAAAGAAAAACCTGTAGAAGTAGATATTCCTGTTGAGGTGTTTACTACAGGTGATTTTTTAGGTAATGACCAAAAATCAATGGATTTAATACAAACTACATTACCACAAGGATTCTCTGTAAAAGAAGGTTCAGGTAAAAATGATATTGATATTGTTGCCCCAAGCGGTGCAATAAAAACTTATAATTCAAGATTAGATAAAGATGATGCAGCTGCAGCAAAAAAAGTAATCGAAGATTTTATAAAGAAAAACATTGGTAGTTCTACTCAAGGTGTAGGTGGTAAGTATAATTAATAATATAATTAAAATATGAACGAGCAAGCAATACAAGATTCTTATAATTTATTTGTACAACAAGGTTACAAAAAAAGCATTGATGATTTTAAGCAATTAATTGCTACTAATCCTGATGCTTTAAATGATTCATTTAGTTTATTCCAAAAAGAAGGATACAACAAAAGTATAGAAGATTATAAGAACCTTATGGGAGTTGGTGCTCAACCGACGTTAAAAAAAAAAGAACCAACCACTACGGCATTGCCTTTGGCAGGTACTTCTTCGGGCTTATCGTCAGAGCAGAATCTTAATCCATTTGCAAAGAATACAGTTGGTATCCCTCAGCCTGCAAAAACAGTAGCTGTTGAAGAAACTATTAAACCAATGGCAGAGGCTACCTCTGTCCCTGCAATTGATATAACAGAAAAAGCTCCAATGGCTCCGGCTATTGATGTAAAAACTCAAAAGTTAATCAATGATGAGAAGAATATATCTAAAGCACCTGAAGAAGATGATTGGTATATAGATGAATTAAAACCTATTAGTTTTTTAGCTGATAAGATACAATATTTAAACCCATCTGCAGCTGCGCTTTTCCCTACAACAAAAGGAGTTGTTAAACTTTTTGACAATACAATTAGAGCAGCAGCACAAGGACAAAAAGCAGGTTCTGTTGTAGCTCCTACTGTAACTATGGATGCATTAGGTGCATCTACATCTTCAGAGACAATTCAAAAATTCATTAAATTTAGTAAGGCAGTAGATAAATTCGGACCTTCTAAAGAGATGAAATCCTTTTCAAAAACATATGAAGAAGGTGGTAAAAATGTTTATAGCTTTATAAAAGCGTTAGCTGAAAACCCAAATGCAGTTCCTGAAGTTATTGTAAGCTCAGCAAGTATGATGGCTAACGCCCCAACATTAGCTGCGGGTGGCGCTGTTGTAGGCGGTGCTGCTTTAGCAGGTGGTACCATTGTACCGGGAGTAGGAGCAATACCTGCTGCTTTAGCTTCTTTGCCTTATGCTTATGGAACAATGAGTGCATTTACTGAAAATGCAAATACATTTGCAGAATTATTAAAAGAAGAATTAGATAAAAAGAAACTCCCATTCACAGAAGAAGGCATAAGAAAAGTATTGGAAGATAAAGAGGCGTTGTCTTCTATTAGAATCCGTTCTGCTTCAAGAGGTGCAATTATTGGTACTGTAGATGCATTAACAAGTGGTCTTGCCGGTAAGGTTGGTGCTAAAATATTAGGTAATACTGCGGCATCTAAAGTAAAAGCAGGTCTTGCAGGTACAGCTATTGAAGCTGTAGGTGGTTCAGGAGGTGAGGCTTTAGCAAGAGCAGCAATTGGTCAAGAGTTAGACGTTGCTGAGATTGGTCTTGAAGGTATAGCTGAGATGCCTATGGCTATCCCATCTATATATACAGAGGTTTTAAAGAAACCAACGTTTAAGATTAATGGTGAGGTTGTAACAGAAGAAACTGTAAAAGACATTGTAGACAATGCTGATGGAGCAGAACTTGCTAACATTAAATTTGATATTAAAAATGATAATGTTGGGTACAACAAAATCATCCAAGATAAAGTAGTTACACATTCAATTAAAGAAGAAGTTAGAACAGCTAATCCTGATTTAAATGAAACAAGTTTAAATGCTATTACTGAATTAGAGAAACAATTACAAACTATTGAAGGTAATAAAACTCAAACAGGAAAAGATAAAGCTGCGGCTTTAAGACAAGAAATAAAAAATATTCAAGAGAATCAATTACAAGAAGAAGTAAAAGCTGAAGTTGTAAAAGATGAAACAATTAAACCCAAAGAAGATGCCATTCAAAAACAAAGCACAGATGAAAGCCTGCTACGCGGCGAACAACCCGAAGTGGGATTGCCAAAAATGGGCGAAGGAAACGTCCAACCTGAAGGAACTACCACAGGGACCACAGAAGTCGCTCCTGCGCAACCGAAAGAAGAAGTAACTACTGAAGTGTCTTCAAAGACACCTGAGCAAAAGGTGACTGAAGTAGATAACAAAAAAGTAGGGAAAAATATAATGGAAGATATTGATAAGCAATTATCAGATAAAGAAAATAAATTATTAGAAAAACAAAATAGTGATATTGAAAAATCTAAGAATGATATAACTGCCATAGAAAATGGAGACCAAGAAGTTATTAATGAATATGTTAAAAAATCTAAATATAAATTAATAACAGATGAAGTTATAGCAAGAAATCCAAGGTCAACTGAATTTTTTAAAAAAAATAAAGGTAAATATTATTACTCAACAGGAGCATCTGTTCAAGTTAAAACAGCAGAACAAATAGCTCTTAATAGTGCTACTAAAAAAGCTAATAGTAAAGCAACAGGTAGTAAAGTTGGTTTAAATGAATATGTAGATGTTATTAATTCAATCAATAGATTTTCAAGAGGAGAGATAACTGCTCAAGAAGCAAAATCTATTATTGAAAAATCAGGATTAAAAATTCCAAAAGCATTAGAAGACTTAGTGTCTTCAAAGACACCTGAACAGGAAGTAACTGAATTAGAAAGTTTATTTGGTGAGCAAATGAAAGAGTTTGCCCCTGTAGCAGAGGAAGGACAAGCACCTTACCAAAGTAAGTTATCTGCAGATAAAACTGCACGTAATATGGGTATGGACGATAAAGGTTTCTTCCCTAAAGGAGACCCTGCAAGTATTAAAAAAGCAATGGCTCCTTATGGATATGGTGTTAAAACTGCTTCCAATGGGAATTATTATTTAACAGGTCCTAATGGTAGATTTACAATGCCATCTAAGACTGCTCCTGCACAAACTCAGACAGCTACAACTACAGAGACTCCAACAGCTACAACTACAGAGACTCCAACAGCTACAGGACCTGCAACTCAATTATCTATGGTATTTGAGCCTGCAGATGGTTTACCTTTTAAGAGTGAAGTTGAAGGTAATTATCCAATAGAAGATAAAAATGTTAAAGAAGATAGTGTAAGAACTTTAGAAGAAATTTGGAGTGAAGTAAAAGATATTAAATTCTCAGGTGACACTAAAATAAAAAACCATTCAGACGTAGCCTTTATAATGAAGACGCTTGAAAGCAAAGGTGTTGAACACGCATTTGCAGTTCATATTGATGAAAATGGTAATGCTCATATCCAATTTTTAGGGATAGGTGGTGTTAGTGCTGCTGTAGTTGATGCAAGAATTGTAACAACAGGCGCAAAAAGATATAAAGCTAAAAAAACATACTTGATTCATAATCATCCATCAGGTAATCTAAAACCAAGCAACGCAGATTTTAGATTAACTGAAAGGATTCAAGAAGGATTTAAAGGATTAGGAATAGAATTAGAGCATATTGTAATTGATACTTACAAAGAGCAATATACTGTATTAAAACAAGGTGATACATACGAAAGTTTTCAAAGAGCTAAAGAAACAACAGGTAAAGAAAAACCTTATAAGGTAGAAAAAATGGATTCTAATAAGGTATTAAGTAAGCCTATTGGAAGAGTATTTGAAGCCAAAGATGTTGTTGAGAAAATACAACAAATGAGATTTTCTGCATTACCTAAGAAAGGTATTATTGTTTTAAACTCAGCAAATGATATTATTGCCAATATAATGGTAGATAATTTTGAGTATAAAACTATTGTTGATGCAATGATAGATACACCAACAGCAGTAAGTATAATTGCTTATGGTAATTCTGACACTGCAATAGAAAGAGCTACAATAAAAGATTTAAGAAATGAATTACCATTATTAGAAGTTAGACTACTTGATTTTATACAAACCTCAAGTAATACTGAAGGTATTATTGATTATTATAAAAGTTGGGAAAGTGAAGGATTTTTAGGAGAAGTGCAATCAAAGTATGGTACTAATTCTGTAATGGAATCAACAGTAAATGATAATTCTGTAACTAAAATTGTAAAACAAGCAAGAGCTCAAGGATTTTCTGAAGCAGCTATTAAAACTTTCTTAAATAAGAATGGTTTTTCTGAAGCTCAAATTACTGATGCTATGGCTACTGAAACTCCTACATCTGCAAGAGTAAAAATCTCTGAGCAGTTGACTGAAGGGTTTGACAGAATGATGGGTGAAGTTGAAGGTATCGTAGAAAAATCTAAGAAACGTAATGTATCTGAAGATAAGATAGCTGAGAATGTAATCAATTACGTAATGGGTTCTAAAGTTTATGAGAATGCCACAGACGTACAACGCGAAAAAATTATCCGTGATATTAAAACTAAGTTTGGTATTAGATTAAAGTCTGCACCAAGTGTAGCAAAATTATTTGGTACCATAAAAGATATTAAGAAGTTTACGCTAACTGAGAAACAACTTTACATTAAACGTCTTAAAGATTTACAAGAAGGAGCAAAGACTGCAGTTGCAGCTTGGAAAGAGGCAGCTGTATTAATGTCTCAGGAGATTAAAGGTCTTGTAAAGTCGGGTAATATTACAGTAAAACAAGCAGACTTTATTCTTCGTAAGTTCGCTAAAGTAAATATGCTAAGCCCTACATCAGTATCAAGATTTGTTGACTATATGGGTAAGGTATTTGCAGATGCAGAGTATGGTGCTCAATTAGGAACAGCAAAAGGTCTTAGAGCAGATATTAAAAAACTTGCTAAGAATAAAGATAAGAATGCAGATTTTAGAAAGTTAGCTCAAGAATTTATAAATATAGACCCATCAATGGTGGATGATATTTATGCTTATAATGATATGGCTTCTAAAATTAAGAGTTCTGTAAAGGGTTCTACATTAAGAGGGCAGAAAGTTAATTTCTCTGATATTGTTAGCATTCAAGATGCAGCAAGATATATCAGAGATACATTAATAATTCAAGATAAAAAAGTATTAGAAGAACAAAGAAAAGAGGTTCAGGAATTAATGGGCATAGATGCATCTGAGATGACTCCTGAACAATTAAAATCAATATTAGAAGGTGATGCTAAAGTAACAAAATACAATGAATCAATTGTAAGGACTGTTGCAGAAAAAGCATTTGAGGCTTACTCAGCAGTAATAGATGAGATATTAAAAACAGGTTACGATGCATTCTATACAGGTGAAAAAGTTGAGCTTTCTAAAAACCAAAAAACTTTAATTAAAAAGTTTATGGATATGGACCTTAGCGTTCTTACTCCTAAAGAAGCTCTTCAAGCTGTAGATGCTCTTGCTAACTTTATTCAAAACCAATCTACTGCAAAAATGGAAACAATTGTTTCTGATTATACAGGTAGATTAAATGCTCAAACATTAGCATCATCAAAAATAAAGGCTCAACCTTTAATGAAATATAAATCAAAAGGGTTTGGTAAATTTTTAGCAGAACAAACTACTACTCTACCTATCTTATTTGAAAAAATGTTCAAAGGATTTAATAGGTCAGGTAAGGTAATGGATATGATGGGTGTTACTAAACTTATCAATGGTAAGTCTCTTGCTCAAAACCAATCAAATATGATTGTTAATGATTACGTAAAACAATTCTTTAATAAAACTGCCAATGGTGAAGCATTTAATACTGACTACAATAACGTAGAAAGAGGTATGGCTTCATTTATGATGAGAAATGTTATTGGAACAGAAGAGCAAATGCAAGCTGAGTTCAATAGAAGAAAGAATTTACTTGAAGAATCTATTGAAGTTTTATCTAAAGGTAACGATTTAGAAAAACAAAAGGCTGAGTTATACAAAAAGGCATACGGAAAGATTTTAATGGATTCTAAAACTATTCAGGATATAAAAAATAAAACTGATAAGACTAACTTAGAAGCTATTGATTTTTGGACAAACGAATGGGCTGATAAATACCAAGAGTTATCTGATGTATCTGAGAATGTTTACAATAAAATATTAGACAAAGACATTAATTACACTCCTGATAGATTTGCAAAAATAAGTTCTGATACAGGAGAAGTTGATTTAGCGAATGATGAATCTGCTTTCCATAATAATAATGGTACAGTTTATAAGAAAGAAACAGGTGTATTAATGACGGCAACCAAGCCTGATAGTTTACCTAAAAATAAAAAGAATGGTAAAGCTACATCTTATATTGAGTTATCTTTTGATAAGAACAATTCAAACGCAATGTACGATGCTCTTGTAGATATTAAAACGGCATCAGCTATTAGACAAATAGAAGCATTTGAAAATTCAGAATACTTTGAACAGATTGTTCCTACAGCTGATGATGCTAAAATATTAAAAGATAGAGTTCAATTATATGTAAGGAATATTAGAAATAAAAGTCCTTACTCAGATGACCAATTCTCTAAGGCTGTTAGAAGTTTAAATAGACTTGCAGCTTTTGGTGTAGGTCAGGCTTTAAGTGGATTTGGTCAGCCTATCAAGCAGATGGTTCCTGTACTTACCAATACATTAATTAATGCGGGAAGCATAGATATAATGAGTGGATTTGATGCTGCTAAGCAAAAGTTTATGAGCGAGTCAGGATATGGTATTGCAAATAGAGGTGTTGAATCTCAGGCTCAAATTGAATCTCTTAATAAATTAATTGATAGTGCACCTACAGGTAATTTTGACAAGACAATAAAAGCTATTGAAAAAATAAATCAAAAATACTTAGAGTTCTTCTTAGTTAATCCTGACGTATTTATAGCAAGAGCATCTTGGATGTCCTACTATGAAAAGTCTTTAAAGGAACAAGGAATAGACCCTAAAGGTGTTGATTATAATACTCACGAGTTAAATGAGGAAGCGGCAAACTATGCTCAGCGTATGGTTGACAGACAGCAAAATATATCTGACGTAGATTTGTCAGGTAAATTATTTGCAAGTAAAGAGTCAGCTAACCAAGTGCTTGTAAAAATGTTAATGCCATTTGCAAGTTTTAGAATGAACCAATCGGCAAGATTAGGTGCAGACCTTGCAACATTAGCTGATAAGACCGCTTCAGCAGAAGATAAAACTATTGCAAAAAAATCTCTTGCAGGTTTCGGAGTCGAGTTAGCTACATTTAAAATGATTAGTGCAGGTATTGCTATCACATTAGGTACATTAACTAAAGCGTTAATGGGTCAGGACGAAGATGAGGAAGAAAAAGATAAACGTATTAATAATGTAATTAAAGGTCAATGGACAGGTACAATTACAGATATTATATCTCCTCTTCCTGTTGTAGATAAACCAATACAAGCTGCAGTGGAATCTGTATCTACTTTATTAGAAGAAGGAACAGGACTTCCTGTATCTACTTTTGGTGTAAGTAAATCTGATTGGACTTCTAACTTAGGAACATTTGGTATCTCAGCGCAAAGAGCTTCTGAGCTTTACGATATGTCTAAATTAGCCGCAACAGGTGAATATACTGATGACTTTAATAAGAAGCATACAATATCAGAAGAAAGCCAAAGTCAAATAGCTAAGTTGTTACCATTTGCAATGCTATCAAATATGGGACTTGCTCCTTCGGAGGTAAACACAGTGGTTAAGAATGCTGTTAAGTATGCTAAGAAGAACACAAAGTCTCCTGAAGAAAAACAACAGGCTAAAGAAAATAAAGAAGAGAGAGAATCTACTAAGCAAGAAAAAATTAATGCACTTGAATTAATCATCGAGGAATCTAATGACGAGGCAATCATTAAGCAGGCACGAGAAAAGATTGATGAGGTAGATGCTGATAGCGAAGAAAAGAAAGCAATCAAGGAAGAGAATGCTAAAGAGAAACAGGCTAAGAAAAAGCTATTGGTTGACCCTGATACAGGTGAGGAGTACGATACGGAATCAGACCTAAAAAGATACAATAAAGATTTGTGGGAACAAAACTTTGGTGAAGGGTCTGATTGGTATGAAAGCCATAAAGAAGAGAAAGAGGTAGAGAATCTTCTTAGAAAAAAAGTTAGAGAGATAAAAGATGAGGAGATGAATTATACAGGAAGAAACTCTGACGGAAGCGTAAAAAGATTTGGAGCAAGCGGTACAAAGAAAGCTCAAAGGTTTGGTTCAAGCAGTAGAGGTAAGGTTAAAAGATTCGGTTCTTAGGTGAATCGAATATACTTCAACTCTTTTTGTTTGTCGTAATAAATCATTAGCTCAGCATCATTATAGGAACCTTCACGTGGGGCACGTCCGCCCCACTTGGCTTCCCCTACTAATTTGTTTGCCTTGCCGTAGATAATACCATCTTCACAAGCCCATATCAATACGGGTGTAATGCGCTTATCTATTAGCTTTACAATTTTCTTAGCAGAAATTGGTAGCGGATATGCCATTCTCATAGACCTTAGTCTTCCCTTTACTTCAACGTAAGCAATAAGTTTGCCGTCTTTATCAAATACTTTATAGTCAATATCAAGAGGGTCAAGTTTCTTATATGAACCTCCAAATATTTTTACAAATAATTCAATAGCTTTTTTCTCCCTAATTAAGTCTTGCTCTGTCTCAAAAATCGTCATCGTCCACTGATTTAATAATAGTTTTAAGTTCGGTAATAACACTTCTAATGTCATTCTTCACTGTATCAAATTCTCTGTCTACTAATTTTTCATAGACAACTGTCAACGTCTTGTGACAGCTGTCTATACTGAAGAAGATTCTGAACGCTCTGTCATTCTCTTCTTTAAAGTTTTCTTTATTCATTTCATTTGTCTATACTATTGAACATTGCATTTATTCTTTTCTTTACTAAATACTCATTACCTTCCTCGGTACGTTCGTTTACTAATAATATAATCTCTTCAAGTCTTTTATATTTTTCATAGAAAGGAGACAATCTATTTATATTTCTTGATGCATTCTTTAATTGTTTTTTTAATAAATAAATCTCATCTCTATAATGGTTTCTATTTATTTTATCTAACAAATCTTCACGCTCCTTAAAAAATATATCCTTACATATATTATATTTATACTTCAACTCTTCTGATTGTAATACTAAAATATTTAAGTTCTTAACATAATATATAATTGTAGAGTGGTCTTTCTTCATCGCTCTTCCAATATTTTTAAAAGTATGACCTTTTTCATAAAGTAACTTGGCGCAAATTAATCTTGCATTTACAAGTTCCGTTTTTCTTCTCTTATCAAAAATATCTAAATCTAAATTTTCTTTAATAATATTTACAATCAATTCTATATCCTCGTTTATACTTAATATCACCATCTCTTTAATTTAATTTAATTTATCCTTTAAACACTTCTACTTTTATCCCGTATGATTCTAATTCTTTTATTCTATACTCCTGCAACTTCGATAGCTTACCATCGGGCTTCTTAACTTCGCTGAAGAGTACATCTGAGTCGCGTGGTATGGCTATCAAATCAGGTATACCATTCTTATTGGTCTTCATTAATTTAATAACGTAGTACCCCTGCTCTTCAAGCTCTTTTATTCTTCTTGTTTGTATTTGCTGCTCTGTCATAATTATGTTTCTCTGTAGCAATGTAATCAACTAATACCCTAAGGCTCTCGCTTGCAATTAATGACTTACAATTTTTGATGTCATTAAAATAAGTATTGCTATCATCTCTTGTGAATGCGTTCCATAAATCGGTATGCTCGTTGTAATGGAACAAGTAATCTGTTAAACTTGTCATAATAATAATTTTTTAAAATGTGAAACTGTATAATCTTTTTTCTTTGTTACTGCTTTATAGATGTCGTATTCAATACCATCTTTAGCGAATACCCAATACACGTCATTCTCAAGACGCTCTTTGGTGGTCATTCTATCTTTACTCTGCCAATAGCTTGTTGCACTAAAGTCAATGTTGTAATAAACAAGACACGATGCTTGCTTTAAAGAAATCCCTTCTCTGCCTGATACAATCTGAAGCGCTATGCTTTTATCTGTGTCTTCAAAGACACTAAGCTCCGTGGTTAGGTCATCACCGAACGCTTGTTTAAGCGCAGTAAGTTCTTCTTTAAACTTATAAAATATACCAATCTTCTTGCCACTGAAATGTGAATGAATAAACTCTGCCTTGGTATTATCTATTACCATCGAATTACCGCTCTCAAACTTCACGGTTCCTGAATACAATTGGTGTAGCTTGCTCATTAACTTCACTGCTGTGTCAGCTAATATTAGTTCCTGCTTACCTTCTATCACCAAATCTTTTTTGAGTCTTTTAATTAAATCGTACGTAGACTGCTTGAGCTCTACTTGCAAAACATTCTCTGTTGTTACAACTTTAAACCCTGCATCTGCTTGGGTATAATTAATAGAGTATGGTCTCATTGCATCGAGAATACTTGGTAGTCCTTCGCTATAATCATTGATGAACATACTGCCAATTTTCTTCTGCTTTATCTTAACGTACTTCGCACAAAACTTGTAAAAGTTTACAAACTCTTTGAACGGGTTGTTAGGTATGCCATATACTTGATGGTACATCTGAGAGAATGACTCAGGTGTTGGTGTACCCGACAATAAAATTACTTTGCTTTTATATTTTTGAATCACCGACTTCACTAACAATGCACGATTGCTTGGCTTTGGAAAAGCCCCCATAGAGTGAGCCTCATCACAAATTATTAAATCCCACTTAAACTCGTTTGCTACAAGGTGTAGGCTTTCATAATTAATTACTTTCAAATTGAATTTGCCATTCATTAGATTGTAATCCTTTTCAATAGAGTCGATTGCTTTTTTCTTGGTGATGAACAAAACATTCTCAGCACCAATAGCTTTTGCTATGCCTAAGCTCGTTAATGTTTTACCTGTTCTAACTTCCATTGTAAGATACACGAATCCACTCGCAGATAAAATCTCTGAGCCCCATTTGATAATGTTCTCTTGGTAATCTCTTAGCTTAAACTTATCTGATTCTGTCATATCTTTTTGGTATTCTGACTTATAGTAATCACAACTTGCAACAACTCTATCAATTATTTCTTTTGGTGTATTATATTTTAATACGTCTTTATTTTCTTTCTTTGTGAGAACAATATTTTTTAAAATCTCACATCGCTTCCACATCATCTCATCTGAGTATGCGGGTAATCTTTCGAGTATATCCATTTAAATTATTTGTTTGTTACAAGTTCCACATCTAACACTTCTGCTGTATTTTAATATGGTTGGTTTTTTACATTCACATATATTCTTTACGACAGGTTTCGGAATTACTATTTCTCCAAACCGCTCATCATATATTTTACGCAGTTCAAAACATTCCTCATACATTTCTTCATTCTCAAAGTATGAAATCATAATCAATAGTTTATCTTCCTCTATATCTTCGCTTGGCACGTGAACCACCATATTCAAACCTGAATACAATAAGTCCTCCATTGAAATCCTACCTGTAACTATATTAAATGAATTTAACATAGCAACGTGAACGTATTGTTCGTCTGTCATATTTTATTTTTAATATACCCGCTTAACCTATTTAACTTATCTTCTTTTATTCTATTTAACAAAGAAGCATCTGCCTCGAAAATCATCTTCATCTGCTCAAGCATAATCTCTACATCGACAATTTCTTCGTAAACATTTTGAATGTTGTCGCCATATCTTTGGTATTTGCAAACTGCTTGTTGCAGTTCTGACATCTCCTCAAGTAACATCATTATCTGATGAGGTTTACCAAACGTTTCTAATGCGTCTTTATATATCTCTTCCTTTACCATCGCTGTCCTTTCCTATAAATAATTCATCAATAACCTCTAATACTCCTACTAATGCATTCTTAGCACCTGCTTGATATTGATTGAAATCTGCATCTAACTCGTTAGCTTTAGTTTCAATTATCTCTCGTAATAATTCAACTCCTGTTTTCATAGTCTGTTTATTATTGGTCCAAAATTATTTTCAACTGCTTTTTTTTTCTCCAACTCTTTCTTTAGATTGTAAGCCATATCTTCATACCATCTTGCCTTACTCAAATCTCTTTCGATAGGTTGGTCAGGCTTGTGTCCTAATCTCATACGATACTTAAATGCATTCATCTCACAATACGCAATGTATTTTTCTTTTCCCCATACATCTATCATCATCTCATAGACTTCCTTCCCACCTACTTTGTAGTGGGAAGGGTTAATATAATCGTAATCGTTACTCATTATTTAAAATATTTTGATTTACTGAATCTTGTTTCTTTTTAATTATTATCCAACGTCCTTGTTGGTCTCTTCCTTCTTCGGGCATTACACCTTCTTTAAATATTCCGTAAGAAACCAACCACTTATAGAATTTTGTTCTACTGATAGTCATCTTAGCTTTTGGTCCGTAGTCAGGATATTCATTAATAAAGTCCTGATACAAATCTTGCTTGTACAATCTTCTCTCTGACTCAAGATGTCTATATGAATCTTGACCGTCAATTAGCCCACACCACTCGATAAAGTCGTGACAAGTTTCTGCTGATAGCTGACGAATCTTTAAGTTCACAAATTTAGATTTAACTAACCCTGTATTTAAATATCCTTGTAAGCAACCAATCATATAATTATCAAACTCGCACCAATCGTCATCGTTCCAATCGCCAAACATCAACTTACCAAATTCATCTAAAGGAGTATGCGTCTTATTGTAGTGCTGATGCAACTCAATCTCCCACTTCCTTCTTGCAAATGAATTACCTGAACCCTTGATAGCATAGTTTGTTGTGATAGCTATCTTAGGTGACTTGCTGAATGGAATCTTAATTGCATCTTTGTTTTTCTTCTCAAGCGTTAAGCCCTCAGTTACTACTGAGAATAATCTTTCAAAGTCAAAGTATCTCTTTACGTCATCGAAACATAATATCTGCGTATCTGCTGACACCAACTGATACGCAAATGACCTCTCGAATGTAAATGACTTACCATCAATTACAACTAACTTCTTCATACAACTAAGCGCATTCATAAACAATCCTTTCCCTGTACCACCTTCGGGGTTATCGCTTATAACCTCGTCATTTAAAATTACTGCAGGGCAGAATGATAAATTCTTATGTGCGTGTAATAGGAAACCTATTGTACTTTCTGTTGAATCTATCCTTGCCTTGTCATTGCCACAAATATTTGATACAAACTTTTTATAATCGCATCTATCTGTAACATCACAAATATTGAAATTTCTATCAATTACGTGGTCTTTCCAAACATAACCGCCCAAGTCCAAGTAATCAATTGGTATAATCTCTTTCTTTGTAATCTTAACCGCACCATTTTTATAGTAAAGGTACGCAGAGTCTTTCGTATCTTCAATAAAATAAATGTCAATTGTTGACAGCATCGACAAAAACTCTTCCTTAAAGAATCTTGTATTGTCTGCAAAGTAATTGTATACGCTGATGTCATCTAACTCCAATAGGTGCGCAAGCACGAAATCTTTAATCTCTTTCTCTGATGTATGGTCTATTAGATTATTTGTTACCTTAACAAAAACATAGTTCTTACCACCCTCAGGGCAATATTTATAAAATCCTGAGTCCTCTAAGAATTGTTTGAATAGGATATGAATTATCTTGATGACTCCCTTATCGTTTTTGCTCCAAAAAGTTTGCTTTTCATTCTCTTCTTCAACCTTATTCAGTACAGCTTCTATTATCTCGCTATCCAAATGGGAATCTTGTAACTGATAGCGAATCTCCTTTTTTGAAACACCTCTTCTAAGTTTTGCTTTTATTTGGTTTATCTTCTCTTCGTCCTCGTAATACTTCGTTCCAAAGTTTGCCGTGTTTACGTATGCCGAATCAATTGTTCTTTGAATCTCTGATATTGGAAAGTCTGATGTCGCATATTGGTTTAGTACATACGATGCAAGACTTTTGTTAACTCCAAAGTCATTGAATGCCATTGCAAGGATAAATGTATTATGGTTTCTTTGCCCCTCAGCCATTGGATACTTGTTTGTCCACCACTTAACAAGTATTTCCACTATCTTATTCTCGTCAGTGATTGGTATTGTAGGCTTGTCTTTATACTTGCTTACTTCGGTATACTCTGCCTCTTCGATAGTGTCCCAAATTGACGAATTTTCGTTGATGTGTAAGAGCGGGTCATAAGACTCGTAGCATACTCTTGAAATGTTTTTACTTGTCTTGTCAAAGTATGGTGAATTTAAATACTTCTCAAGAGAATTAAAATAGTTTACGTGGTTCTCCGCATCTGCAGGAATCTTTACCAAAACTTTAAGACCATTACCTGATGGAGATATAAAAACTGAGAATACATATTTGTTCTTCGATAGATTCTCTTTATCCTGCAATAGCTCCTTCTGTTTAACGTATCCGTCAAAGTCTAAGCATATGAGTCCACTATGAGTAATTAACGCGCTGTCGGCTCTCTTATTGAACTCTCCGCTAAAACATATCGCAGGTAACTGCTTCTTCAATTCATTACGCTCAGGTTTTCTTTTCTCTAAGCGAATTTTCTTTACTAACTCTTTTGTTGCTCCATTCTTGATTCTTTCAAGTATTACGTGTACGTCACGATAGAACGGAGTGTCCGTATCTCTTATATTTTGGAAGATTGTTATGTTATGTGTCATTATATGTCGATTTTGTGATAGATTTTGATTGTATAACTTACTGATTACTAATACTTATGTCGAAAATGTCAATTTTAACTTTACTTTCTAATTAATAAAATAATAATAATAATAGAATATATATATAAAGAGTATAGAAGATAGAAATTTAACATTTTCGTCACCGATTAGAGCCAAAAAAAGGGGAGAGAATACCCCTCCCCTCAAATCTAATTGGTTTTAGAAAGGTAATACTTCTCCGTCCTCTTCAGGAGCAGGAACAGGTTTTGCCTTAGGTGCATCACCTTTACCTTTTGGTTCAAATGTGTCCAACTCTAAGTAAGCGTTACCGCTTCTTGCGTACTTGGCGTTTAGGTTAACCCAACCACCTTTTTGGTGCTTCTGCATAAATGCAATTGCATCATCTACTTTAATTGATACTCTTCCGATTACAAAATCGGGTGCGTTCTCTTGACGTTTGAAAGAGAAGCCGTCTGCAAAGATTTTTTCTTCTTGTGACATTTTACTTTTTTTTAAATTTACCTTAGTCTGTTTTAACCAACCACCAACCTCTAAGGTTAAGCTGATGATTGGGTGTAGTCAGGACAGGAATCGAACCTGTAACCTCTTTGGGCGAGCTGTTCTTGCGGGAAGCCCTCGTCTACCATTCCGCCACCTAACTATTTTTTCCATCATTGCGCCTATTTTTCTTATGTTGCGCCTATTTTTTCCACCATAAGGCTAAAATTAGATATTATTTTCCAAATGTTTCGTTGTAGTATTGTTCAGACCCAATTACATATTCATCTGAAATACCAAATTTATAAGCATCTATTATCTGTTGCTTCTCCATTTCTTTGGCTTGTTTAACATATTCTATTAAATTAACACTACTTTTATAAGCATTAAAAAATTGATTAATTGGCTTATCAACTAAATCTCCTTCTTCATTAAAATATGTATCATATTCAACTAATATTTGGTCAACTAACCATTCTACTGCTGTTTGTTTTTCCATTTTGTATTCTCCTTTTGGTTAAATCCTAAATATTGATTTCTTTTTTCAATTATTCTTTTTTGTTTTGCTATTTCTTTGTTTAATTTATCAATCTCGTTTAAAGTCCAATCTTCTTTATTTTTACTTTCAAGAAATAATTTTCTTTTTTCTGTTCTACGCAATTTATTATTAGAATTTATATCTTTCATCTTACTTACCCTCCCTTTCTTTTGGTGCTTCACCAAGTGCTTCGAATAATAATGTTTTTAATTCTTTGTTCATAGTTTTATTTGTTAATTGTTTCCGGATAAAATTCAACATACCAAATTGCAAATTTCGCTCTATAAGTTTCTGTACAATCTTTACCATTCTTGCAACAGCTATTACCCAACATAAAGTTATTAATCCTATTATAATTGTCATTAACTCTGTAGACATACTGCTTTGTTCATTGCTCATCTTTACCTCCAAATGTTTCGTTGTAGTATTGTTCTGCTGTTTCGTATGGCTTATCTCTAAAATGCCACGATTGATTATATGAATTGATGATATGCTCCTTCTCCATTTCTTTGGCTTGTTGGAATATATCTTGTCGTTTTAATGAATGCCATTCAGATTTTCTTGTCTGTTCTTCCAACCATTCAACGGCTGTCATTTTTGTTTTTGTTTCCATTTGTTTGTTGTTTAAAGGTTTTCTATTTTAACAATTGGTGTATATTCTGCTTTATATAAAGGATTATAAATATCGAGAAGTTTACATCTAATATCATAACTATCTGCTCCAAATTTGTCAAATAATTCTTTACTTATCTCTTTCAATTTTTCTCTTACTGATTCTGAAATATCAGCTACTTTTACCGACTCTGTTTCTTCTCCCATTTTGTTTGTTGTTTAAAGGTTAATTGAAGACACGCTTATAGCGTATCTTCAATATAATAATTTGCAATATCGTCCGTAGGGTTTGCACCATAATACTTTTGGTATACCTCTACAGCTCTTAAAACTTTAGCCTCTCCGCCTCGTACGAACTCCTCAGTCGGTCTAAAGATACCAAGCTGAGCCGTCGCCTTATCAACTACATAGAACACCAATGGCTTGCCAAATAATGTTTGGTATATGTAGCACTGCGAATCGTAATTGTAAGACCTTGCAGAATATTTAAACTTCTGAATATCTGCCGTAGTCTTTAAGTCAATAATAGAATCGTGCGTTAAAATATCCGCCTTACCTTTCCACTTTAACCCTGCAATCTCTGTAATTGCGGGCGTCTCGAATAGGTTCCCATCTCTATAGATTTCGTCATAGAATGTAATGTTTCTCTTCATCACACTCACCAAGCGCTCTATGTTCTCTTTCTCCTTCTTCAATAGACACATCTCCAAGTTATTCTCCTCGCAGTAATTCTTGTACTCCTTCGTCGTCCTTGTCGTTACGTCTACAAATGGAATCACTTGTGCTTTCTCAGGCTCTATTAGCAACTGATGAAAATATCTACCCTCCAATAAATTTTTACTATCGGGTCTCGACTTCCCATAACTCTGAGGATTATTAAGCAAGGTTCCTATGTCCGAATTGGATAGGAACTGCTTGCCTAATTTCCCATAATAGTTATTGTCATCTCGCAATTGTTCGATGATGTCCATCATTAAGCGCCTACTAAATTAGTAATCTCTTTCTTAATAGCAGGGCTGATTTTGTATTTTCTGCCTAATTGTTTTACAATTACCTCTACACCAAATGGTTTATTTTCTTCGATATACTTAGTAACCTTAACCCAATTTTCTGAATCTTTCTTCAACTCTACCAACTCTGTTGTTGCAGGAGCTGATGCAGGAGCTGATGTCGTTAACTCAGGCACATCTTCGCCCGTCCATAAACTTAAACCTAACCCGTGCATTGCGATAGCCTTAGCCGTCGAGCGCTGAATCGTTTTGTTTACGTCCATCGACGTTAACTTCCCAATTGGAATTGCATTGTTACGAAAGTCCATCACAGGTAAATAATCAATGTGCTCAATGTCATTCACGATGATACCAACCTTTACGTATGCTGTTGTTCCGTCAGTGAAATAATTTAACCCCGTGTGGTCGTGCTCGTAAATCTTACGCTGAGCGTTTGGATAATGAGTCTTTAATAAAGACCAAGCATTTGCCCAAGATAAATAATCAAGGTTACCCTTGCGCTCAATCTTGTCCTTAATGCTGATTGCTGATAATGTTTTGAATACTTCATTGGTAGTCAAAACTGCTGTTGTGTTTGTTGCCATTTGTTTTGGTTTAAATTGTTGTTGAATTTTGAATGTCTCTTACTAATTTGTTGTAGTCTCCGTCAGTCTTAATTTTTTTAGCGAATGAATCTACGCCTCTATAAATTGTTGAACGTGGTGTATCGTATCCATTCTCTTTCATATACTGATGGATTGTTGCTACACGCATCGGTCTTATTGAACATAGGTAATATAGTAAATGTCTTGCATCTACATACTCCTGAATTTTTGATTTAGTAAATAACTCTTCTCGGTTAATACGAAAGATATGAATTATCTTATCTGTATACGCATTAAATATATCTTGCTTCATTTTATTCTAATTAAATTTGATTGGGTCACAAATATACACATTGTGCATTACTTATGCAATTATTTTGAAATAAATTTTCGGGCGACTCGGTGCCACAACTCTTCTTCAACCACATCGAGCGATTTGTTTTTGATAATGCTGTTCTGCTCATCTGATTGGTCTGCATCGTTAATCTCAAGCAAGAACTCTCCCGTCTTTAAGATTTGGATATAGAACCCTCCAACATATCTTACTACATCTAAGCAGTCAGGCATCAATCTAACTTTTGGGTGATAGTGTACAAATAACTCTCTTGGTGTTATTCTTCCCGTGTTGACAAACAACTCAAAACTTGGATTTGATTCTTCCATTTTTTGTAATGTCTGAATGTACAACTTATCGGGTTTGTCTTTTAATTTTTCTTTGATGATTTCGTCTGATATTAAACTCATTTTATTTTTATTAAATTGTTAAACAATATTATTATCCAAAAACTACGTCGTTCATTACAATGTATTGGAATATAATGTCTGAACTTGTAGCGTCTCCATTTTCGTTTATTTCATTTAGAATAGCCCAACTATTGTCATCGGTAGCACATTTCTGTATTCTATCATTCATCGTTTTCATACTGATTGTTCCAACTGCTTCCTCGTCCTCGTCCACTTCAATGTCGTGTATCTCTACGTCAATGTTGTGGTCGTACACTGCTGAGAATAGCGCCTGACTCAGTGGTATGCTCCTATCGGGCACAACTTCCCTTACTTTCTTAATCGCTTTACCTCCGATTAGGTACCAATAATTACTTCCGCCCTCTAATGCGGTTACAAAGATGTCTTCCAAGACTTCCCTTGTCAATTCAATGTTAATAGATATTCTCATATTATTTCTCGTTTGTTATTTCTATCGTTTTGATGTACCACGCATCGCCATAAGAATTAATTAATGCTCCTTCTTTAGTATCATAACTGCGCCCTAACCATACTACTTTTCCATTGTTATACACATTAACCCAAATGCTTTTCTTTTCTGATTTCATAAATAGGTCAAATCCTGACATTACTCCTGAAGAAACTTTTCCATCAATTTCCCAACTATTTACATCCCCATCCATTACACCAAATAAACAATCCCCCTCTTTTACATCAAACTTTGTTAATTTTGTTACCTCCTTGCCATTTCTCGTGATGACAGGTTTCCCTGCTAAGGCTTCTTCTAAATTAAATTCTTTCATAATTTGTTCTGATTTTTAAATGTTAAACATAATTTCTCCCTCGCTCTCATTACGCACCTTGTCGTATAGAACTTTCTCCAATGCTTCTGCATAGGACTCATAACCTTTCCCATTATAGGTGTGTATGTAGTCTGCGCTTTTAATATGTTCTTTTATTTCTTTGCTATCGAGAAAAAAGTCGTGCAACTGCCCACCCTTGTACTCTGAATAGCCCACATAGTTTAGCATCTCGTCCTCGTAAAAACATTTGAACCTCACATCGTACTTCTGAGCAATTAACCCCAACTGAAACAAGTCAGGATTATACTTAGTCATAAATCTTACTTCACCCTCGTTCTCATCGCTCACTTCAATGCTGAACATCGGGCTTGTGAACTCGCTCTCAATTATCCATTGACCTTTGTTCTCTTTTTCTTCTTCTTTGGAAGCGTTCCTGAACGCCTCCATTACTTCGCCTATTCTACTTCCTTCGAATACGACGTATTGTGCTGTGTAGTTTGCCATTATTTTGTTATGATGTCGTTAATTAAACTCTCTATAATTTCAAACTTCCCATCTTGAAAGTAAATGTCAACAGGAAAGTCAATGTCAGGTAAGCACAATGTCTGCTCACCGAATAGGTTTATATTTACTGCGCCGAACTGCTCAATAAAATACTCCTCGATTTCACTCCAATGAATGAGCATCTCGATGTCTACTTCGTTGATACTCAACTGAATAGAGTATACCAATGCCGATTTGTTGTTTACCTCAAACAACTCAATGTCAATTGTTTGGAACTTGTTCTCGTCAACCCAAGACTTTAGCTCCGATAGCTTTAGCTTTTTCATACTATAATATCTCCTTCCATATTTATGTATTCATAATAATTAGTGCTTTCTTCACTAATTATAAAATTCTCAATGTACTCCCCATTAGAGAACTCTTTTCTCATATCTGAAACGTACTGCTTTGCTAACTCAATAGCCTGAGCCTCAGTCTCGCAACTGAATGAATGCTCTTCTCTCTCATATCGTACGTACTTTACGTCGATATTAAATTTAAATTCTTTTGTCATTTGTTTTTTGTTTTGGTTTTTTAAATGCCGTTTCGTCCTTTAGGACTCATCAGTCGAGACAACTCATCTCGATACGGGAGAGTGTCCTTGAAGACACTCCCGCTTTTTATGGTCTAAACCTGACGATTTCCGTCTCCGTGAACCAACTACCACAACCCCCGCAATGATAGTTTTGGAACCCATCGAACTTCAAATCGTTATAACATTCAACACACATTGGAGTCTCCTCGTCAATGTTGTACTCCTCCTGCTCGTCATCTTGCATTATACTTTGGCGCTCATCGTAATTTAACTCGTACGGCTTACGGAACTGAGAACTCCAATAATTACTCTCAATCTTCTTTAATGGCTCGCGCTTAAATGTCTTGTGCATCTTCTGCCCGTTTACTTTCTCTGCAATGTTAAAGTATACCCAACACATCAACTCCTTACCTTTCTCCGTCTTAATTGGCACCTGCTTTCTTTGATACCAATTTGGGTGTCCCTCCAACACGTCTAATCGTGCAAGGGTCTCGTCGGTAACTTTAAATATGTCCACCTCTACATTGTGTCCCACTCCGATGTCATCTATCAGGTATGGCAATCCTTTAATAATTAGCGGATACTTGTCTTTGGTTTTACCCTTACCAACTCGCTTGGAGTCGGTAAGGTATGAATAGTAATTGCTCTCGCCTTTCTTTAGCGTGCCGTACACAGCCACTAAATTATCCTGCAACACATTGTCTTTGCTGTACCAAATGCCGTCTTTCTGAACCCACATATCTTTGTTGTACATTTGAAAGGTGCGGTTACGGGTGTTAATAGTCACGAATCTGCTCTCGTACTGCTCTAATACTTTCTTCCAATTTTGGCGTGGCTCGTCACCAATCTGCTCTGCAAGAACGCGTGAATCACACTTCTTAGCATCACCCAACCCACGAATCGTGCCGTTCATCATTAGCCACTCTGCTTTGTTCTTTCCGCACCTGAATGGGTGCGTATTGTCTCTGCCTACTTCGCCAATTGTTGCATATCTGAAATGCGCAATGAATGGTCTGTCGGTGTCAAGAATCTTGTACTCTTTTGATGTATGGTGTGACACTTCGTAGGTGTCCAACCATATCACTCCCAACCCGTGTGGGTTAATCTTTGATGACGTTTTTGCCACGTCAATTGGCATTTTGTTTTTGTTTTGTTTTACGATAATTACGCACATAGTTTGTTTGGTTTTGTGAGCACCACCTAACAAGGCGGAGAACTCGGTTTGTTAATAGTAAAGCACTAAGATAGCACATATATTGCACATATCCAAATTAAATTTAATTATTCTTTATAGCTTGGTTTTATAGCGAAGCACTCAATCATTTCGTCCGAATAGGACGCTATGCTATTTTCATAGGTGAACTCTGTTGCCTCTTGCTTGGTGTTAAACTCAGCTACTACGAACTCATTTTTACGCTTAAATATTTTTGCGTACTGCGTCGGCACTTCCACCACTCGCCATATTATTTGCTTATTCATCGCCCACCTCCTTTGTTATCTCAAATACTCTGACTCCGTTGATTTCTTTGAACTCAATTGGATACATTCTTATAAGCATCTCTAACTTGTCTTTGAATGCACTCCTGCGGTACTTCGGCAAGTAAATTAATCTGTCAATTACCTCCTGCGTCAACTCCCTGCGCTCTTGGTATACGTCTACTTTTTGGTCCATCTTACTTGTTGTTTAAATTGTTATCTAATTTATTGCACCCGTACGCTACTGCGCCTAAGGATAAAAACATTGTACACATCAGCACCACCCACTCGAACGGGTTTAATCTGTTTAAAATACTCATCAGGTACACTACCACACCCGAATAAATCACGCCACCTAAGGCTAATAAAATTGTTGTTTTTTTCATTGTTTGTTTGGTTTAATTAAGCAACATTGCTTGCGCTGTGCAAAGGACTCGAACCCTTGTTTATACCATACACAGCTGTGTCTTCAAAGACACTCAGTGTGAATCAGGATAAAAATCTTCCCAACCATCTGCCATTTCCCTGCGTGACTTCCCTCGAACATTATCCCCCTGCTCATCAGGAGCAACGTCAATGTAGAAATCCACATCAGGAAAAAACGTTTTCAATTTTTGCATTGTTGCCTGCGCCTGCTCTAACGTCAGCCCGCTGTGCTCAACTTGCGGGTATCCCTCTGAGGTTATCCCGCACACTCTGAATTTGTCCATATACTTATTTAATTTTTGTCCATAAAATCTCACAACCACAGCAATTGTACACTTCAATACCTACGTATCCCTCGCGTTCTTTATATTTAAAATAATCTCTACTACTGCCTACACACCACACGCCCTTGTGCCCTATTGCGTCCGCCTTTGAAACGGGCACCATCTCGGTCTTATCGAAATATTCCACCCCGTCAAACATTCCATTGAAACTTGACTTTGTTTCTACGAATAAATCGCCTGCATTTTTAATGAACGACTTGAACGTCGCCATCGTGATTTTTTTGTCTTTTAAATTTTTCATCTTGTTTATTGGTTTTAAGGTTTGCTGTTTCGTCCTTTAGGACTCGTCAGGCGGAGCACTCACTCCGCTACAGCAGGAGCGCCTGAGCGCCCCCGTAGCGATTAACTTAGGTACCTCGCTATTGCTTCACTAATCACCCCCGTGTTAATAAATATCTGAAAATCTACAGCCAATTTAAATATCTCGTCGCATTTGTCGCGCTCGCCGTTATACATTGATAATACGATAGGACGAATTTTGCTAAAGAATGCTTTTTGTGTCCCTTGCACGTTCACCGCAAAGTTTACCAATTCATACATTAACTCGTACCTGCGCATCATTTGCTTAACGCTTTCGAACCTGCTCGGCAGTCTAAATTCGAGCACGTCACCCTTAACCAATGCTGTTTGGTATTTTGAATGCCACCCGTTGTAATCGTACGCGTGACGTCCTGCAGGCGCGCTGTTGTACTCGCTCAATCCGCGTTCCTGCATACGTCTATTGGCACCGCAGTAAACATTTTTTAACCTATGGCGGAACAATGCCAATACGATACCGCTATATTTGCGCACCTGCTCGTTAATTTGTACGCCGTTCATACCATCGACGCCAATCGTAATATGACCACCGCAGTTTGAGCTTGACGGACTAAATCTATCGTCGATAATTTTTTCCGCTTTGTGCATCATATCGTACACTTTCGTGCGCCATTTGCCTTCAGGAAGCAAAGGTAAAATGTGCGTCACTGCTTCATAACCGCACGAGCCATCGCGCTCAAACCCGCAAAACAATTCATATTCACGAACCGCACCGCGGTGCAAGCTGTTTTTTTCAACCTCCATGCCTATTGTGAAACGTGACTCATAAACGCCACCATCAATTTTTAATGCTTGACGCACGCCTGCAGGCTTTAAACCTGCCACGTCCACCGCATAAGGCGTCTTATTTAATTTCAACGCGTCAGGCTTTCTGTGATAATTTGTAACTACTCCGCGTTCAATAGAACCCGTTAATGTGTACTCAATGCCGATTTTCATTTTTGCTGTTTTCATATTTTTTTTGTGGGGGTTTAGTGTGTCTTTAAAGACACGATTAATTTTGATTGTTAGCTAATTGACCTAATAAAATTTGAATTGCGCTAAAGATTTCGTCGTTTGTGTTCGTCGTTTTAATTGCGCCGTTTGCGTCTATGCGCACCGCTACGTTTTTGTCATTCTCAGGTTTAAAAGTGAACGTTAAGATAGTTGGCACGCGCACCTCTACGCTCGCGCTCTCGCTCTCGCTCTCTCCGTCACTCTCTCCGTCACTCTCTCCACCTGCTGTGGTATTCTCTTCCACCGCCTTAGCGAATTTCAATAAACCTTCCAAACTGCGGTTTGGTTCCTCACCGCTCGCTTCGATTTCGTCGCATTTCGCGTTGAATTGATTAATCACCTCAGGCGTTAATTTGCCCGCCTTAATTACTTTGTAGAAATACGATTTTTGCCACCCAAAAACTTTGTTTGCGAAATCTTCCGCCGTCCAAGATATGCCTTCCTCGCTCATTAGCTGTTTTGCCTCTCCTGAATTAAACCAATTAAAAGCCTGCAATACTACAGCGCTAAGGCTTAGCGTGGTTGCGAATTTCTTTTTTTGCCCATTTGATAATGTAGCATTTAGGCGCTTGATTTCTGATAGGTTTAATGCCTGCTTTACTTGTGCATTGTTTAAAAATGCGCTTTCGATGTTTAATAAATTTGTCATAGTGTTAATTGTTAGTTAGTTACGTTAATTTTGGCACCCTGCTGTGTGCATTGTGTATGCAATTATAGTGCATTATTATTAAATATCAAATTATATTTTACTTTTTTTTTCAATTATTTTTAATTGTCAATGTTTACGCGGGTTTCGGGGGCAAAATATTTTTTCAAGTTTATAGTATTTTAGGACGGAGGGACGCAACCGCCTTTGTCAGGGCGTTTCAGTTTTTTTTAAAACTTTCTTTTTTGTCTTCAAATCAAAAGCCACA